TATTCATTCTTTTATAAATTATAACCTAAGTTCAGGATAAGAATATACTATGTTTGACAATGGAATATTAACGACAGGATCTCCATCACTAGATTTAATATCTGGAAATCTATATGTTAGAGGAATAATGATTAAAATTGTCTATCCTACTAACGATGATAATGGTGAAGAAATTTCTATCGTGGATAAGAATGTTGAATTATGGATCGAAGATGCCGAAACTTTAGAATATAAAAGATATTATTTATACAATCTATTTACTATGTTTACGAATCCTAAATCAAATGATCCAAAGACTTTAATAAATAAAATAAAAGTAATTAATCCGAATGCTGATTATAAGATTAAATTAATTGGATTAATTACTTATGGAAAAGCCCAATAAATTAATAGATATATGAACACTAATATCCCTACAGAAATTTTTGAAATACACCCAGCATCATCTGCCAGTCCAGAATTGTCATATGGTCCAGTTTGGATTAGCACTGATCGCAGAGAGCAGGATCCTAACAAAACTACCCTCAAGTACTCTCAAATAGGAGGACCTAAGGCATCCGATAAGATCGGAAATGCACATGGACCTATTTTTAGAATAGAGGTATTAAGCGCAACTGCTTCCTATATCAAGGTTTGGGGATTAGACAATGACGATATTAATGCTCCGGTATATCCAATTACTAGATTTACAGCAGCAGGAGCCAGTCCATATCTAGATATATGGCTTAAGAAATTTGAATTCACTAATTCCGCAGGTGATCCGGTTTCTCCTGGAACTTATAAAGTAATTGGTCATAGAAAAAGAAACTATCCTGCAGTATTCTAATGAAGAGACTAAATGAACAGAGCAGCACTGTAACTGGGTTCCAAAGTAGGGACTACATGAGAGGCCTGCCGTTCTATGGTCAAAAGGGAGATTTTAATTTCGTTACCGGTCGAAGCCAATTTACCCCAGGAGTATCAATTAAGCAAGTTCCATTAAGCGATATGTCTAGGAGCGGTGATCCTGGAGTGAGCGAGTTTGATCGAAATGTAAATATCATAAGATACAATTATAAACCAGGAGACAGGGTCAGGGGAATTCTAGTGAATTCTCAAATTAAAAATAAAGGAGGAAAAATGGTAGTCGGTAGACTATTAGAAGTAAAGGTAGACCGTAGAAATAACACAATCAAAGCCTTTATAAAAGATCCTAAGACTCTACAAAAGAAAGAAATCTATATCGATACGATGGAGCGCTTATATGAATCTAATTCATTTAAAGCAATGACGTTCGCTCAGTTTATTGGATCTTAATCTAGCAAAATATATTAATTGCAAAACCTTTTTATTTTTTTTTATATAAAATAAAAAAGATCATCCTATGGAAATAAATGAAATTGACGAATCAGAAGCTCAACAATATTTAGATGAGATTGATAAAGCGAGTGGAGTAAACAATTATAAGGAAAAATTACAAACGATTGAGCCCGTTTCTGAAGATAGTACTCAAGTTGAAACACCATTACCAAAGCAGACTTCTCTTGGAAAAGCAAGAGGATTTGAGGAAATTAGCTTAAGTGCAAGCGAAGAATCTCCTTGGAAAATATTAAATCTTGAAACTTTACCATCTAATGGAATGTTTTATCCAGCTAGGGTAGAGATATTGATTAGATCTGCTAAAACCAAAGAAATCAGACACTGGTCTACTATGGATGACTATGATCCGGTTGATATAGATGAAAAGATAAATTTTATCCTAAATTCGTGCACCCGAATTAAAATCCCAGGAGATCCAGCTCAATTTACATATAACGATATTTTACTAATTGATAGATATCACATCCTATTTAGGATATATGAATTGACTTTTCCAAATCAAGAAAATAAATTAATGGCAAATATTAAATGCCAAGATAATAAATGTGGATTTGTAAATAAGGTTCAAGTATTGAGTAGAAATTTAAAAGGATTTGAATTACCTGGAGAATACTTTAAATGGTATAATGAAGATGAAAGATGTTTTGTTATACCTTCTGAAAAACTACAAGAGACTCTTAAATTCTATATGCCGACAATCGGAGTAAATACCAAAATCAGACAGCGTAGAGAGTTTGAAATTAATTCTGGACAGGAGAAAGATCCTTCATTTTATGATATTGCTCCCTATTTAATTGTAAATTGGAAAGCAGCAAATACTCAAAACCTAGGAGAATTTAAAATTAGCATGGAAGGCTGGTCAAGCGCTAAATTTAGCGCAATCTATAGATTTGTAAAAGACATGAAGGATACGTCTACAAATAAAGTTCTATGTACATGTGAAAAATGTAAAGAAAGAACGGAGAGCTCGATTTTTTTGGGAGGAAGCTTCACTGTCAAAGATATTTTCATTATTTCAGCTAGATTTGATGAACTTATTTAAGCTTAATAAAGACTTGGCGGTGAAGCTTAATCAATCCTTAGATACTCTTTATAATTTAGAATATATGGAATATTCTCTCTTAGTTAATATAATTAACGAGGAGACAGAGGAACAAAATAAAGAAATAGATATGCAGAATCAAATTAATTCACAGGGCGGCAGTTATCAGGTCGGACTGCCTTCTCATTTGAAACCTAAATAAATAATAAAAAGAACTTTTAATTAAGATGAGTACAGAGGCTGAGTTAAAGAAATTATTAGCAGGTGATTTTAACGAGTATGTTCAAAAATATATTGCTAACTTTGGAACTATTTCAGGATCGGCTAAAAACATAGAAGACCCGGACCCTCAAGCCCGAAAGAACATTAAGTTTCTTTATCCTAAAATCGACGCATCTGACTCGGATCCAAACACGGGAGCTAGCTCCCCTGTATTAGATAAGATCTTTCCTAAACCTGCCGACCCAAATATGTTCGCGTTGGCGCATGATAAGTCTCTTAAAAATTTAAGAGATGGCGTAAAAGGAACTCCAACCACTGCATACGTATACGAACAACCAGGATGGAAGCAGTATTTTGATTCATTGTCAATGGCCAGACAGTTTGGATACGAAGCTATATTTCTCTCAATTGGACTATCTAACTATATAATGAGTCTGGATGAGTATAAGCAATATGTAGAAGATCTTAAGTCGAGTCCCAATTATGGCCAGGCCGTCGTGCAGGAACTTATTGATAATGGATGGTTGACTGCTCCATCTCAGTATGGAGACGGGGCAATAACCCCTAAAGGTAAAGCAGTTCCTATTGAAACGAGAAAAGAGCAGATTAGAAAAGTAGCTCAGGCCCTGTGGCATTGGCAAAATTCAAAGAAGATCATGGCATTCATTGATAGTTATAGATGGTTTCCTTATAAAAAGCCAGATAAATTAAAGAAGAGTGACGATGCGAATAATAAAGATCGAATAGCTGCATATAAAGATGATGTTAATATAATCAGTTCAACTGATGCGAACGCATACGGTAAAGTAGATGCATCTGGGCAAATTCCCACAGTAGATTCAAAATTTGAAGCTAGATATAGTAGAAAGATATTCACCATTCTACAAGACATTCTATATAGCACTGAGCTTGAATTAAAAAAGATTAACCCTGAATATAGCGGAAATCTATTTGAAGAGTTAGTAGAAGGGGATAAAATACTTCGAAGAAAAAGAGCACTAGATTCTCTATTAAAGAATGGTGAGCTTGATCCAGATTTATTTGAAAAAAAGGTATGGGAGGCTCAAATTGAAGCATCATACCGTAAATTTATTGAACACTCTGAAAAAGGAAGTATAAAGGGATATAAAAAAGATAAAAACGGAGAATTTGAGCGGGACAAAGACACTGGCGCATTAATACTAATTGACTTTACCCCTGCCCAATATATAGAACAAATTCTATCTGGAAGCAGTGAATCTTTTATTGCTGCTCTTAATAGTATAAAAATATCACCTAAATATAGAGCATGGAGAACTGACCCTGGGGGTCTACCTGCTGTGCTATTTGTATGGGAACCAGATCCTGAAATTTTAAGAGGAATATTTATTCTTAAAGCATATGCTGGTGATCCAGATAAAATCAACAGTATTATATATCCAAAGACTCCTCTTGCTGATGTAGATGCACCTAAATCTGAAGGTGGAGTAATTAGAAAAATATTTGGAGAAAAAGTAGGCTTTAAATCTGGAGAACCAAGCGTGTCTACTTCAGGTGGATTTCTTTTGACTCCAGAACAAAGAAAAGAATTGAAAGAGGAGAGAAAACAGGCGAGAGTAGAGAAAAGAGAAGAAAGAGAAAATAAAAAAGACGGAGCTAGTGTAGGGTCTGGATCTAATTCAGTTGGTGTATTTGAAGCCAAGGCAGGATCCCCTGAGCCTGAATCATCTTCTGTAGTAGGTGGAGCTACAAATATTACTAATATTAATAATCAAGAAATAACAGCTAATGATCAAAATAAGACTATTAATGAAGGATCTAATGTATTAAATTCAAAGGACAACACAAATGTAATGGTTAAAAATGAGAGCCCAGATTCTTCTGGGTCAGGTGGAAGTGGATCCTCTCAGGTTAATGTTAATACGGCAAACGAAACTAAATCAGTTGCAAATATTAATAATGCTAGCACTGTCTCAGGTTCAGATAAATCAGTGGATATGTCACAAACAAATCCATCTATATCGAATACCCAAAATGAATTATCAAAGTCAATTAATAATTCAAATGTAGGAGGATCTGCAGGTTCAAATCAATCACTGAATACATCAGTTACGAACTCAAATCCTGTGATTTCAAGTTCATCCATTAATAATCAAAATGAATCTAATATTAATTCCTCAAATATTGCTAATAATATTAAAAATGAGTCTAAGGGATCAGACGTTAAAGTAGACCGAAGTCAGGTTAATGTATCTAACTTAAAATCCAATAGCGTTAATTCTGAATCATTAACTGCATCTTCTCAAAATCCTCCAATGATAAGCAGAGGGGACGCTAATTCTTCAACAGTAAATAATATCACTAGTCAAAATGAAGGAGATCAGACTGCGGGTAATGTGACTAATAATACAGATAATTCAATGTCAAAGACTCCAATTATTCAAAACAATATCGATATGTCTGAGATGATTAGTCGACTTAAAAGAATTGAGGAGGCCCTATTGAGTCCACTAGAAGTTAAAATAATAGACGCATAATATGAATATAAAACCCGAGCTAATTAGCGAGATGATCCGTTTAAGTAATGAATATAATCACCTTCATTCTCAAATGATGGAATTAGAAACAGAACTTATAAATTTATCTAATAAGAGAGAAATTTTAAGTTCTAAGTTAAATGATTGTCGATCCCTTGAAAAAGTATTGATAAATAAGATTGAGAAGGATACCAAGCAAACGGTAACCGCTGATCTTTTAAATAATATATTATTAAATGAAAAATCTTAGAGAAAACTTAACTTTCATTATTATCCTAGTCCTAGTCGCTGTGATTCTATGGATGAGATGGGAAAATCAATTAGCTCAAAAGAAGCTAATGGAAGAAGTCAATTCAGCGAATCGAGAACTGGTAAAATTAGATAAGCTAAAAAAAGAATCAGACGGGCAATATGCAAAACTGGTTAATTATTTTAGTTCTCAACGAGAATTAAATCAACAGCTAGCTGAAGATAATAAAGATCTTAGTAAATTATTAAAAAAGCAGGATGAAAGACTACTAATGATTAACAAATCTATTATTTCATTAGAAGGAGCAGTATCTGAAGGTGGAGTCACAGTTGATCCTAAAGATACTTCAATTATCAATCTTTCCCTAAAATATCCGAGCTCGGAAGAGGCATTTATAAATTGGAATGGTAAGATATTTTCAAAAACCAAATCTTATCTTGGAGAATGGTCATTCGGTAAATTACCTTTACAAATCATATTAACTGAAACTAGCAGAGGATTATGGAATTCTAGATTAATTGGACCTAGTTGGTTGAAGGTAGATAGTATGCAAATTAACAGTCTACCACCTGATAAAATAGTTTCCGTTGAATATCAAAAAGTAGGATTCCTATTAGGAGGAGGATATTTTAAGTCGTTCTCTCAATCTCAAACCGATGCTTTCTCTATTACTGGCGGGGCTTATATTAAAAATCATAATCTATTAGTGAATTTAACTAGCATAGGTCAAGTTGGAGTAAGCTATGTATATAGATTTAATGCTAAAAAGAAAAAATAAAAATGACTCAAAGTAGATTTGTAAATATATCGACATATTGTATTGCAGAATATATGTTTGAGCCCTTAAGCTCAACTAATTTTCTAAGCGAAGATTTTATATTATTAGAAAACGAAACTCTAGATATTAATCAAATTATAAACACCGATGCTGCCTTAAATACTACTAGAAACGTAAAGGATTTATCAGTGGTACCGATAGGAAATAATAAGTTTGCATACTTAGATTCTGAAAAGATACCTGACTATTTATCATATGATACTAATATTGTTCAAACTAATGTAAATGGATATTCTATTCCATATGATAAGGTAAGATTTCACTTCATATCTGGATTTACTCCAACTCAATTCGAGGGACTGATCTTAAGTATCCGACACCTTCAAAACAATGCAAAGACTAATGTTTTTGCAAATATAATTTTAACTAGAGAAACATTTGACGATCTAATAACATTTAATCCTAAGCCTCTATTTTTAGCAAATTCAACATACGATAGGTATGTGGATATTAAAATACCTTCAATTAAAAATATTAATGAAGATTATAAAACGGCTCTTAATCAGGCTAATACGTTTGCAGCTAAAATAACGCCATCGCCTAGTGGAGGATATAGTGGATTTGTTTACAATAATCAGATTACTGTAAACCTGTCTGAATGTCGTAGAAGGTCTGTTATAAACACTAATGTCGGAACAACATACGATATATTTGAAGTTAGTGATAGCTTTGATGCTTCATTATCTCAAAGTAATGAATTTGACTCAGTGGGAGCATATGTTGGAGAATCTACAAATGGAGATTTTATTGAGTATTATTTAACATACGAAGGAGGATTTCCAGAGGATCTAATTGCTATTTTAAACCGAAGAAATCCGTCTAATGATTGGATTGTAATTCACCAACTTAGTATTTTTGAGCAATTAGGAAGCTCATTTGTAAATACAGGCAGACAGGTAATATTCCAAGAGGATAAATTTGATGAACCACTTGTTATTAGACCAGTATTGAGAAATGCAGGCCATGCAGTGAGTATGGCAATCGATCTAGTATGTAGATTAACTAATAGATTAAATGGGGAGCAGATAATTAGAGAGGCCTCATTTACTCTGCTTTCTCCTAAAAAATACGGAAGAAATCTAACGGTCATTCCATTAACAGACGAGCCGCAAAGTCAAAAAATATACAACAAAATAATAAAAGCTAATTTTGAAGCTAGTAACTTATTTATTGAGCCTTCATTTGCCCCTGGATTTGGAGTTACTCCAACTCAAGAAGAGGCCCCTGCTCAAAAATCAGTAGAGTATATTCCAATATTCTTTAGCAATAATAACATATCTGCATCTAATTCTAATGGACTTTTACAGACTTCAGATACTGCAGATGAGGTTATATTTGGACCAGGACAATTAAGATTTATTGTTTCTCCATTTGATAACGCAATCAAAATTAAACTATACAACGTAATCAATGAGGTTGCGATTCCATTAGATTTAAATTTAAATAATTCTAGATTTCAATTAGTCTTTGATTTAGATACTGGCAAGGTACCAATTTCTAATACAAACAGTGCAACTGAGGAGAACCTATCAACTGGTGAAATAATGTTTAAAATCTCTAAGGCTGATAGCCAAAAGATTGTAGAATCATCAAATAGATCAGTTTATATAACTTCAATTGCTCAAAACGGAACTGAAAGCTTAATGTATTCTGGAGAATGGAGATTATCATCTGAGCAGTCTGAAATAGATGACCTTGTGAAGTCTATAAGAGGAGAAGTGACTAAACGAATTAGTGATGCTGAGCGAATTATAGAATTAGAAGAAGAAGTAGAAGAATTGAGGAAACAGATACTTAACTCCGCCGTAAAAGGAGCTAGAGATGCGATCAGGGGATCGATTAAACTAAAAGCAGTTGCTCCAACTGTAAATAGAGTATTTACTAAAAATCCAACCGCAATAAAAACAAACGCTGGGAATTTAGATGATTTAGGATCCAATAGAAGAAAATTCGATCCATTCGATAGAAGAAAATAATTACTTTTTCAATTTAAATGAAGATAAATAAATTAAAATAATTAGCATAGAAATGAAAGATTTCGTAAATAGTGTGTTACACGAATTGCAAACTAATCCGGAAGTTAACTCAAATCAATTAATCGGACTTGTTATAGAATCTGCAAATAAATCTATCCAAACCGGAGAAAGATATGAAGTGATATATGAACAGGTAAAAAGAGGACTAATTGAAGTTAATAAACATGTTAAGAGTAACTCAGTTAAAAATATATTAGATCAATTTAGAAAAATAGATTTTAAACCAGAATCTAAATTAAAAGAATTTGCTAAAATAGCTAACTTAGGAGGAAAATTAAAAGGGATTAAGGAATCTACCGCGTATTCTCATCCAATGATTGCATATAAAGTAGATGAATATTTAAGTCGAATTAATTCTGGAACTCCGGAATTTACTCTATATCCTTCTTTCATTCAAGATTTTAAACAGCATTCTGTTGAATCTTCTGTTGCCAATGCAGTTAAATCAGTAAGTAAAATAGTAGAATCAAACTTAGCAGATTTTGAGATGCTAAACACGATCCAATTAATGGAATCTTACAATTCATCAGGTATGTATGCTAACATTATTCCAGACCTTACTGATATGTTGTTGGAGAATACTTACACATCAGATATTATTAACTTTAAGTATGGGCAAACTGGATTACCTATGATAACGGGTCTAGTTAATTCTCTTAAGTTGATAGAGTCTAAATTAGATGATACTTTTAATTTGGGAATTGGCGATTCTACTACTACTGTTAGAAATGCAATTGCTCCTGCTATTAAAAGTAGTAAGACATCGGTTTTAACTTATATGGACAATAGATTCATTAGAGTTACTGAATCAAACAATTTAGATGGTAGTGAAGTTGAAGTATTCGTTAAAAAAGGAGGATATAGTATTTCTGAAATTGATCCTAATTGGGTTAAAGAAAATCATTCAGATTTCTATTCTTTTTGCGAATCTTTTGCATATTTAGGATTCAAAGAAATGGGTCTATATGAAGGTATTGAAACTTCTTCTATTAGAGGATTTAAATTAGGCCTTGTTCCAAATCAAAATAAAGAATTGGATTTATATTTAAATGAATCAAAGGTTCAAAACGTTCATAATATTAATTTAACTGAGGCTCTTGCCCTAGTTGATGATCGAACTAAGAGAGCAGTTAAAACAGTATTTGAAAATATCAGATCAGTATTTAATTTTGAATTTATCAAGAATATCAAGAATGACATTACCTTAGCTGAATCTACCGTATTTAATTTAGGTAAAAACTATTTCTTGTGCCAAAAGCCAAATGTAGCTGAAAGAATTTGGGATCCAGTTGATGAGGCTAAATTATATGAACATTTTGCTACTAACTTTAATTATGACATCAGCTCAATATTTAAAACTAAAGTTAATGAATCTTTTAAAAATAAAGAGGCAATTGAATTTAGAAAAAGAGAAATATTAGAAAGCGTTGAAAAATTAGAAGCAACTGTTAAAAAATTAGACGTTACCATTAATTCTGATGATGTTGACATCTCTGATATTTCTAGATTAGAAGAATTAAAAGAATCTATTGAAGGTACTATTGAATCCTTAAAATTAGAATATATTGATACTGATCTATTAAAAAGAAGAGTAAACGAAAAAAAGAAGATAGATCAAGACGGAGACGGAGATAATGACTGGGATGACGTTAAGATTGCTAGAATGAAAGCATCAGCAGAGGCTGCTAAGTCTAAAAAAAAAAAGGAAAAAAAGTTAAATGAAGAAGCTGAGGGATTTGGCCTATCTAGCGAAGGTCAAGTAACTGGCTCAACTCAAGTGTACTATCTATCAGGAACCGAAGTTCCTATGGGAGATAAAGCTAAACTTAAATTATCTAAAGACGGATCTGGCTCACCTATGATGCACAGCGAAGGCGTTTATGTAGTTGAAATTATAGAAGCACTACCTGAATTTCCATTTGGACCTGGAGAAGCATGGATCCACCAGGCAAAGAAGGTAGACGGAGACAACAAATGGTATTTAACGAGCAGCGAAGGAGCTGGAGAATAATTAACATTCACATACATTACTAAAGGGCAAATATTTTATTTGCCCTTTTTTATTTTAATTTAAATCTTAGTATATTTAATTTAGTATAATAGAATAAAATTAGATATGTCAGAAAAAGAACAAGAGGAGAGTCTATGTCAAAGAGCACATCGCATCGTATTTGACCGAACAGAAGAAACAGATCGAATGTATGGCCCTTTCTCAGAAGGAATGGATAGAGCTGCTGCAATATTCACCGCAAGTACCGGAATTAAAATAGAAGGTAGACACATGTATTTAGCAATGGTTGCCCTTAAATTATCTAGAGAAAGCTATAATCACAAATCTGATAATTTATTAGACGCAATAGCATATTTACAAGGATTAGAAAATTATGAAAATAAAAAATAAATGAAGAGAGTAGCTATAACCTCAGTATTTGCCAATCTTACCTATAATGATAAAAATCATAGAGGGCTCGAGGCAATGTTTTTTAAAAAAATGATGGAGGAGAATGGGGCCCATGTTGATTGTGTTGGATATAAAAACCGTAATGTTCAAGACCTTGACTTTTACATTGATTATAATGATACTGATTTTTCTGAATACGGAGCAGTTATACTTCAATTAAGTACTGCTAATTTTTTCGGTGGACAGATGGGAGAACATTGCGAAAAGATATGTAATGATCTTGCTAAATATACCGGAAAGATTTATATGCTAGTAAATGATCCTAGAATTCCTCCTATGAATTATGCTAAAGTGATTAGCGAAAGATTTAATCTATGCAATGATTCAGTTGAGGCATGGGATAAAATTATCGAAAATGCAACCTATCTTTTTTCAGGTAAAGATGTATCTAAGTATCTAGGGTGGAATCCTAAGAATTGGAAGCAATTGGATTGGTTTACTTATATATTCAAGCATCGATTCACTCAGGATGATTCTATTGATCTCTGGGAATCTTCTAATCAAGATTCAGATAAAGAATGGGATCTTGTCTATTATGGAGATAAAAGAGGATCCTTTAGAGAAAATCAAATTAGAAAATATTTTCCATCTGATACCAATAATTTATTAATTGGATATAAATCAGATAAAGTTCCGGCTACATTCATGAAGAAGCTGCAACACTCCGACCTAATGAAAGAATTAGACAAAGTAAAAGTATCCCTAATAACTGGCGATGAGGAACATCTTAATAATGTCACTACTTATAGATTTTATGAGACCCTTGCCTCTAATTGTCTGGCTGCGATTCAAATTGAATATGATCCAGAAAAAAGACTAATTCAAGACCCAGTTTTAAGAGATCTATTATATGTTAAGAATCAAAAAGACATTAAGAAACTAATTGATGCATGGTCTCCTGAATTAATTAATAGACAAAAAGCAGAACTTAGAAGAATTTTTAATATATAACAATAATAAATAACTGAGATGAAGATAAAAATTAATCCATCTGGTTCTCCGCCACATAGCTTCTTGTTAAGTTATGAAAATGCGAGAGCATCGTTGGCTTTGGAGAGTCAACTGGGTCCATCTTAATGGATACCAAGCCCCAACTAGGACGGTTGAGGCTAAAACCAGAAAGGAAGCAATGAAACTTGCTAAAGAATCTTCTAGACTTGCGGATTTTCCGAAGAGCTGGAGATTCATCCTAACTAAACTATGGAAAGGGGACGAATAGTCCCCTTTTTTTAGATAAATAATAAAAATACTGTTTGTTCAAATGCGTCATATACAGCCTTATGCAAATGATTTTATATTCGAATCAAATAATTTAGATAAATATTTTCCGGGCTTACCTGCTCTATTATATAGAGCGTCCAATGTTGATATAATATTAGAAGAGGGTAGAAATTTAAATCATATTGAATCCGTTATTCCAGAAGATATTCTACTTGAAGCTGAATTAAATATGCTTCTTCATGAAGGATCAGCTGCAGTTACTAATTATCATAAAAATCTAGCGATTGGCAAAAACGTATTAGTTGAAAGCCTGGCTAATTCTATTCCGAAAGAGATAAAAGAAGCCTTTAATAAATTACAAAGAGAATTTAAAAAACTAAATAAAAGTCAGGTAAATAAAATATTTGAAGAGGCTGAGGCTAAATTAAATGCATCAGGCATGGATATCCCAACTGATTTTAAAGGAAAAGACGCGGCATTAAATGTATCCGGAATGGATATCCCAACTGATGCCGATGATGTTTCATCTGAATTCGAAAAAGATTTCCAAGACGTCATGAAAGGCATTGAATCAAATCACGACTTTGCTGCTCAAGTTCAACCTGGAGAGAGACCTATATTATCTATTTTAAAAAATTTATGGAATGCATTAACAGAAGGTGGAAGTGCTATCGGAGTATTCCAATTTATATTAGATATAGTTGGCCTAGTAGGTAGCTTTTTTGAACCTATTGGAATGGTTGCTGATGCAATCAACGCTATCATCTATATGGTTAGAGGAAAATGGATGCTTGCTATAATCTGTGTAATTGCTGCAATAATTCCATTAGGTGGAGATATTATTAAAGGATTCTTTAAAGCAGGAACTAAGGCAGCTAAGCCGGTTATGGACATTGGCACCGTATACTTCTCAGCTGCAGGTAGAGCAACAGTCGGTTCAGCTACAATTTCTAAGGAAGTAGTTGAACTGGCGGCCAAAGCCTCTCCGGATAGTATTAAGGCTCTTAATTATATCGGAGCAAGTACAGGTCCTGCGGTTACTGGATTTATGAAATACGTAAAAGGTTTCTTTGATAAGTTTTTAGCATCAGTAGTTGGATGGATTCCTTTCATTGGTAAGCCGCTAAGGTCTTTCTTTGAAGGAATTGGAAATATAATTGCTCAATTTGCAGGTAAGGCTACTAATTTTGCAAATGATATTCCTCAAATAACAGCACAGGCACAGGCTAAGGTGCTAGATGATTTCTTTGCTGCAACTGCAGTTCAAGGTGCGGAAATTACAGCAAAGGGAGATAAATTAGTTGTTAAGAATGCTAACGGAATCGTGGAGCTACCTGGAAATGTATTGAAGCATTCTGATATGTTGGCTAGCCGATATGGTAATCAACTATCTAACAATATATTAAAGCAGGTAGATAACAACGTTGCCGCTTTTTATACTTCAATGTCAAATGTTATTGGAAAAACAAGTAGTCAATATGGAAACCTTCAGAGATTTGGTAGAGGGGCAGTTAATACCTTTGTATTTACTAAAAAATTGCCTCTATTCATAGGTAAACAGGTTTTAAAATGGATTTCAGGAGATCCTACTCAGCAATTTACGGATTCCGAATATGAGGCATGGGGAACTGCTGCCTTAAGTGATATGGCTCGTCAAAGAAGAGATAGGAACTTGGAAGAAAACCCAGATGCGTTTTATGATGTTCCAGTATTCGATGGATTAGAGGACGATGAATTCACTAGAGTTGGAACTAAAGTCTTAAATGACTATGCTGAGAAATTTAATCTTCCAAGCATAGGCATGGTTGGTTACTATACTCGTGGAGAAAAGGATAAATTACCAGAGGATGTAGAGAAATTCTACAATTCATGCTATGCTGATAGAGTAGGAAGTGGAATGTTACAGGATATGGAAAATTTTAGAGACGAAACTGGTATATTTGAATCTAAGCGTTCAGCTGGGATGAAGTATATTAAACCTTTTATTATTTAACTAATTCGATCTAATATAATTAATTGTTCCCTGTGTATTAATTCATATGCCTTCATGATAGGAACAAAGCCTGCCCAATCAATTTCATGTAATTGAAGTTGTTCTTTCGGAACTCGATCTTCAATCATACCTAATTGTCGAGGATCTTTAATATTTAGATAGAAATATATTAATTGATGGCTTAGTCTATTTCCTTTATAAATATCAATTACATCAGGTGAAGGATTTAAATCTGATGCTTCTATGATTATACCTGTTTCTTCTCTAAGTTCCCTAACTGCGGCATCAATAGGTTCTTCTCCTTCTTCTATTTTTCCCTTAGGAATTCCAAGAGCACTCTTTCTCCAACTAGCTCCAGTTGGGTGAACTAATAATATCTTACCTTCCCAGGATATCGCAACCCCTGCGGTATTTCTTCTAGCTGGACCAAATGCCATGTCTAGAGAAGATGAGCTATATTCATCAAATCCCTTTATCATATCTATTCTTGTATTTAGCTCGATTTATTTCTTCTCGTCTCTTAACTGACTTCTTTTTAAATGTTTTTCTCTCCTTAAGCTCTTTAATTGTGCTTAATTTATCAACCTTTTGTCGATATTCCTTTAGCGCATATTCAATTTTCTTATTACCAATTGGAATAACTATCATAAATATTTTGAATAATTTAAAGTATGTTTAGATTTAATTAGAGCAGAATCATAAAACTTTCTTTTGTAATATGATTTAGTGTGCTCCTCATTAATTTTATTTTTAACCCAATTAGGAAGTCGACTCTTATAGAAATCTCGATAAATAGACTCATATAATAATTTAGATTCATGAGGATTTAAATCTAAATTTCGGTCAATTGATTCTACAAATATTTTTCCATTAATAGATTCAATTATATTTACATTATATACGTCTAAATTAAATTTCTTATTTATGGATTCACATATATTTTCTAGATCTTTAGAATATTGAAATCCGGTTAATTCTACGTCTAATGGAAATTTATTAATCCATTCAACTACACTAATTGGATTACCTTTAAATCCTAAAACTTTAAATCTGGTTCTAGCAACTGGATTCTCTCTAAATTTAGAATATATCTTTTCTGCATTCCTTAAAGATCCAATTGATTTATGTTCGTCTTTAAAATTTTTACCTATTGCAGTTATTGGAAAAGTCAATGATTTTACATTTCTAATGCTATCCACTTCGCTTGGCAAATATCCAAGATCTTTAAATGATTCTAAAACTGATTCCTGATTTGGAAGCATTGTAGAATTGTATTTATGAGTTAGGCTCTCATTTATAATTTGAGTGGTCTCATTAAAGGTATCAGTGATAATAATTGGAAAGTCTATTGCAGCCTCCATTAAATCAAACTTATTCTTTATAACTTTAAAATAGGAATGATTAAAATTTTCACTCGTGGCTATTCCAATCTTATTTAAGAAATTAGAAGGATCCGAAGAGAATTGAGACGAATACTGATCGAAGCTCTTAATCATATGATTTTTTATAAAGTTTTTATTATTTATTCAAATAAATAAAATAAAAGCTAGCAAAAGATGAATTCATTTAGCACATGGCAACAATTAAACGAAGGCTTATTCAACCCAGCAAATAAAGGAAAAGAGGTCATGCTTACTCCGGACGGAAGAAAGCAAATTGTTAAATATAAAGTTCAAGGAGATAATAAGTTTTTAATAAAATTAATTAAAAATGCAAGTATTATCGACGAAGGAGGAAATCTAACTAAGACGGGTGCTTCTAAAATGTTTGAATTTATTAATAATCAATTTGAGATTACTGATGTAATTGGAACATTAAGTGACGCTTGGTTTAAAGATAAAATTTTAATTTACACAGTTAAGAAGGATACTCAATACTCGGAAGGGGAAGGAGAAAAGGGAAGAGAAAAGGTTCAATTTACCGTAGCAAATAGAGCAGATTTTCCAAAGCTTCCACCTGACGCTAAGTTTGTAAATTCGGCAATTGCCGAGACCGCGGGATCTGAAGAAAATGCAGCTGTTGTTACTCAAATTGTTACAGATAATAAGGAAACTGTCGTTAAGGATGATACTAATGAGAATCCAGAGGAAATAAGACAGGAAGAAACTCAAGATGTTGAAGTAGAAGAAACTCAAGATGATGCTCTTATTGGAAAGAAATTTAGATATTCCATGAGAACTAATGGAAAACTATATCTAATGGAGTTTATGAATAGTGGAGCTCTACAGGCTGATATAATTGGAGAAAGTAATCCGAACGGAGTAGTTAGTTATGAAAATAATGAATCAGGAGGAACCATCAATTGGACAACTGATATTGATGATACGCAATCAAGCGTATCCTGGCTTAAAAATTGGGGATCAGGCACTCTATTTACAGATCAAGAAATCACTAATAAAGTTGATAGAGAATTTTTTCTTAAAATATTCACAGATGAAGAATATAGAAATAAGATCATTGCGGATTATGAAGCAGAGTGGGGAGGTTCAGAAATGACCGTTGAGAATCTAAGAAAGATGCTTTATTACAAGGACAATACTAGGATATTCCCTGAAGCAGGTAGTGTTGCAAGTAACGAACCTTCAGCAGAAGAAAAGGATTTACCTAGTGGATCCTACGGTGGAGGAGGAACTTATACAGGTCAAATCATTTAAAAAATAAAATAAACGTTATGTACAACCCGAAATTATACATGAATATTAAAAATTATGGGAATTATATTGCTGAAGCAAGCGCTGTCTTGTCAGAGGAATTGAACCCTAGATTAAAGCAATATCTAGAGGATGATCCTTTTCTTGAATATTTAGCAACTAAGTTTTCTTCTCTTGAATCTGGAGAAACATATGAATTAACTGATCTTCCAAAATCAGAGTATGGTCTTCGAGAAGAGGATAATATTTGGGTAAAAGTAGATAAGTCTGATCCTAAAATTCCTAAATTCATGATGTGGATTATGAATGATGAGTACCTATACGGTGGAATAGATTTCAACTTAGCTGCAACTATATTATATGAAGCAGGTAACGTAGGAAGTGCTGTTGGATACGTTGGAAATTTAATAGGCGGTTTATTCGGTAAAGGGGATCCCGGAGATTCTGGAACTGATGAAGATACTGTAGTGGCAGTTTGTGGAGCAATGGCTGCAATTGCAGCTGAAAAATCAGTTGATCCTAAATTATATTATGATAAGCTAGCAGAGGCATTCAATCAAAAATACGGAAGCTTAACTGATTTTTTAGAAACTGAATTTTCAGGTAGAGCAGAATCGGCAGCATTAGCTGCATTTAGACAACCAATTGACTCTTCAGTTTCTAGAGGTTTAAATCTTGGAAGTATTTTACTTGATATCGGACTTACTATTGTTACATTTGGAGGTGGAACCGTAGTAGCAAGTGCTTTAAGAGGAGCTGGAGCTGCCGCTAAATCTACTAGAATAGGAGCCGGGGTTGTAAACGTAGGAAGTAAACTTCTCAAAGGACCTGCAGCAATTGCAGCTAGATTTGGAGGATGGGTAGGACTAAGTGCTGCGCAAAAAACAACTTATTTAGGATCTGCGGTTAAAGTTGGAGAAGAAATAAGCTATATAACTCGAACTGGTAAAAATGCAGGAGCTGCAAATGCATGTAAAATAATAGACATAACTGAAAACGGAGTTCAATTACAAAACGTGGCTAAAGGAAATACTTTTATGGCAAGTCTAGATGATTTTATATTAGGAGCTCCTGCAGCAACAGGTAATCGTATTTTAGATGCAGCTGGACTTACAGCTACTGCAGCTGGACTTGCATTAGCTACTAAAAAGACATCAGATATAGTTGGAGCATCTTCAAGTGATGTAAACGCAGACGGCGCAAATTGGGCAGAAAAGGGAGCTGAGATTATGGGCTGGTATGATACACTAGCCGCTGATCCAAATCAATATATGGCATCTTTAGGAGGATCCGACGCAGCTGGATTGGCTCAAGCAATATTAGATTTAAAGAAAGGTTCTGGATTATTTGGAAATACTACCGATCAAGAAGAACTAGCAATGGCTCTTATTATATTAAGCTTAACTCCAGAAGGAGCAAAGCAGGTAAAAGATGAATATGCTAAACTAGACAATGTTCCGGTATATGCAGTAATCGACGACGAATTAGGAGGAGATATGGGTCTCTTTGCTAAATCTTACTGGTCAGCTTGTACTGGAGAAGGAAACATGACAGGGCCAATTAAAGGAATCCTTACTAAGATTAGAAAAAAATAAAAATTCTAATTTATGAATTTTAATTTATATTTAAATAGATTATATGAAGTGGCACCGGCTTCTCCAGAATCTTATGGAACAAATATTGGAATCACTGATAAATCTGATAGTTCATATAGAAACAGTCTTGAACAGCCGAAATCAGGCCCGATTGGAAATTTAGTAAATTCTGCATGGGCAAATCTGAATGTCCCGACTAGAAGCATTCCAGACACCAGTAATGGTAACATGGGATGTGCTGCCGCTACTTCAATAATCTTTTATAGAGCAACAGGTTTACCTATTATTCCAGGTAAAAAGATAGTATTGGGTACCAGTACTCTATGGTCTTCCTTTACTAGCCGACCTAATGAATGGCAAAAAATATCTAATTGGCAAACTGATTGGCAGCCTGGAGATATAATCTTGACATCTAAGGGAAGTAAAGCTGGTCATGTTGGTGTAATAGTCGATGGTGGAAAGATAATATCTAATTCATCAGGAGGATTTAACGGAGATAAGAAAGGACAAATTGAACAGAATTATTCAAGCGTCACATCTTGGCAATCAATTGCTAAGAGAAATCCAAAACAAACTGCATGTTTTAGATATATTGGAAAATGGAGAGAATCATGGGGAGGTCCTATATATGATAAACCTCAGGATCCAAGTAGACCAGGTGAAATGGAAATGAAGCATATTGTTGGTGGAAACTCATTTGTAATGGGACCGGGTCCAGATCAACATGCAGGGTATGAAGGATGGATGAATCAAAACGCATGGGATATAATGGCCCCTGTTGGAACTCCAATATGCTCTGTGTTTTCTGGTAAAATAAATAAAGTTACTCTCTTAAGTGATAGCGAAAATACTTTTGGCTGGAGTGTCTTAATTTTATCTGATGATAATAAATATCAAGCATTTTATGCTAACTTTGGAGAAGTAATGCCTGAGATTAAAGAAGGATCAACTATTAAAGTTGGAGATATAATAGGATATATAGGAAAACCTAAGAGCAATCCTGATTGGAGAACTCACTCGCATATATCAATAGGTCCAGATTCTGGATCGAATCTAAAGAATTTTATAGATAATTCTGGAAATATTAAAGGAACTGGAGATGTTCCAGTTAGAACAATAATCCCGGTTAAATCAACTCTAAGCGAGCTTGAATTAATAAAAGCTGAGGATTTTGTCGGAGATCGACTAATCTTAAAAATGGGATCTACTGGAGAAAAGGTAAGGGATCTACAGTACACACTAAAAACCAAGTATGGTTATCCTCTTCCTCAAAGTGGAATAGACGGAGAATTCGGACCCGAAACCAGAGCTGCAATTAGAGATTTTCAAAGAAAGAGAGGATTATTAATAGATGGAGAAGTTGGAGAGGAAACCGCATATGCTCTAGCCAATAATACTCCGATTGATTTAGATAGAAAATCTAGTAAATGGTTAGATCAAACTAAATTTAAAATCTACGACAGTAAACATCGAAAGATTTTAATTGCTAAATTGGAATCAAAGACATATATCAAAATTAAAAATAGATATGGAACTGAGATAGGAGACGCTCGACTTGAATCCGGTAGAATTTCAATAAATTATCGAGTTAAAGGAGATAATATAAATCTAGACGGATCTGATCCAAAAGACTCTGTTTATAAGGGAATATATAACATATTTAATAGAATATCAGGTGGAATAATATCAGAGATACCTACAAATACTGAAAAAGAAATAATTACTCCTGAAACAGAGGAAGAAGACGTAGTTAGCGGAGATTTTAAAATATCGCATAGATATTCTGGAGTAAAAGCTACTAATATCCAGGCTTTAATAAATGAAATGAATCGCCAGGGGGTAAAAAATCCATATGCTCAAATTGCAATATTAGCGGTTATTGGCAAAGAATGTGGGTTTGTTCCAAAAAATGAAATTATGAGTTATTCAAAGGAAAGACTGCCTGAAGTATGGGGAGTTTTTTCAAAAACTGGAAAACGAGTAGAAAAAGGACAGGGTAAATATAACTGGAATGCTCTAGCTGCTCAGCATGAACGTCAACCTGAAAAATTAGCAAATTTTGTATATGGAGGTCAATTTCATAATAACAGAAGTGGTGACGGTTGGAAATATCGTGGTAGAGGATTTAATGGAATAACATTTAAATCTGGATACGAAAAATATTCTAGTATTACTGGAATAGATCTTGTTAGTAATCCCGATAGATTGAATGATATTAATGTAGCATCAGAAGTAGCAGTAAAGTTTTTAATAAATGGAGTCAAATCTTTAGGAAAAGACCCTATGCAGTTTACAAATCAACAGGATGCAACGTATTATGCAACCAAAGCAAATGCAGGTGGACGCGAAATAAAATATGATGAAACCTATGCAAAGGCTAAAGAAGTAGAGAAAAACTTTTTAATCACAGCATAAAACCTAGTAATTCTACAGTTGTATAATAAATAAAAATTATATTATTATGCAAACAATGGGAAACAATTTAAATCCGGAAACAATTTCAGAAGTAGTTGAGGAAACAGTAGAAGACACTGTAGAAAATACTCTTGAAGATTTAGTTGAGGAAACAGTAGAAGACACTGTAGAAAATACTCTTGAAGATTTAGTAGAGGAAAAAACTGAAGAATTAGTAGAAGAAGAGAACCTTTCTCCAGCTGATAAGTTAGCTAAGCTTCAGACTGAAAGAATGGGAAATTTTAACGTCACTCTGTCTTATGACGACGCTTCTTATCTTAAAAATCTCTTAGATAAAGTTGAATTTAAAGGACCTCAACAGGCATATTTATTGATTATTTCAAAATTAGAAATGACTCAAATCTGTGAAACCATTAAAGGTCTACCGAAAGAGAGCCGACATAGTGTTGAAATCTCTGCTGCCGCAATTGAATCTATAAGCTTCTTCATTAATTCTAAAACCGGGAAAGGAATAGATTCTGCCCAAAGATTATTCTCTGCATCTATGCAATTAAGACCTGCTATTTCACATATCAATAGAATTGAAGATGAGATCGATGCTCTTAAAAAAGAGAACGGTATTTCTTAAATAATTGTATTTTGATAATATTTTTTTTGAAATTTTCATTTATCTCATAGATAAATAATAAAAAACAAATTAAAATGAAAGTTAAGAATTTTTCAGGATTCATGAGATCTAAGTTAAATGAATCAATGGGCGAGGAATACGATGAAATGGGAATGGGCATGTACGGTGCAAATCCTGAAGACGCTGATGAAGCTGACGAAGACGCTGATGCCTCTGACGAAGATGGAGCTGACGAAGAGCCACTTACTTTAGAAGATCTTAAAGCTATGATCGACGAACTTACTGAAAGAGTTGAAGCTCTTGAAGGAGGAGGAGACGAAGATGGAGCTGACGAAGATGGAGCTGACGAAGAAGGATCTGACGAAGAAGATCCTGCTGCTAATGAATCTTGGAGATTTAATAAATCTAGAAGATACAAGAGATATTAATCTTAAGTATTCTAAAATAAATATTATCTAACTAGAAAGGTAAAAGGGCGAATTTATATTTGCCCTTTTTTATTTAAAATCTAATAATATGCAATATAATAATTCAAATAGAATGATTCCTCTCTTTGAGAACTATTGTCGTCAAAATCAGATTGATGGTAAAATGATCACCGCGGACATTGATGGCAAATCGCTTAAATTAAAGGTGGCCTCTACTCCAGATAGTATGATGAAAGGATATTCAAATTCAGATGAGCCTAAAGAAGGGGAAGGAATGATCTTTATTTATCCAGAATCTGCTCCTCTCTATTTTTGGATGAAGGGAGTAGATTTTCCTCTTGATATTATATTCTTTGATTCTGCAATGAATATGGTTGAATATCTTACAATGGAGCCTTGTGGATCTGCTAGGGAAGAGGATCTACCTAGATATCAATCATCTAAGCCTGCTAGATTTGCAGTCGAGGTGCCTGCAAACTGGTGTGAATCTAATAAAATAAGCAAGAATTGTAGGCTTAAATTTTAATACCCAGGTTTAATATAGCTAATATATTTTAGTATATTAAACCTATGAAAATTAAAGAAATATTCGATGAAATAAGATTAGAATCTGGAACTAATCTTAAAATGGAAATTCTTAAAGAGAATTCTAAAGCAAATCTTTTAAAAGAAGTTCTATATAATACTTATTCAAATAAGATTAAGTATCATATCAAGCAAATACCAGAATATTCTCCTAATTCCGGAGAGGAATTTATGGATCTATCGTCTGCCTTAATTATATTAAAATCAATCTCAGATCGTAAGGTAACTGGAAATGATGCGATCGAATGCTTAAGAGCAGTTTTACAATTGCTTCACCCAGACGATGCTCATGTAGTAGAAAGAATCATTGAGAAAGATGCAAAAATTGGGATGGCCCGAACTAATATCAATAAAATATTTCCAGGTCTTATCGAAACAACTCCATACCAAGGAGCCCAATCCTTTAGCGAAAAACGAGCAAAAGATATATTAGCAGAGGGTCCAGCGTGGAGCCAGATTAAAATGGATGGAAGGTATTGTAATGCCATTATTCAAGAAGGATCTGTATTTTTAGAGAGTAGATCAGGCGAACCTACTAATATATTAGGAGCAACTATTATAGGGGAGCTTTCTAAATGGGATGACTGTGTTCTAAATGGAGAATTAACTATAGATGGAGTCGATCGAAATACTAGCAATGGTATTATAAATTCTATCATATCAATGAGCAATAAGATTCAACAAGGTGAAGATATAGATTCTGATATTGAAAACATTAAGGATCGCCATAGCATTTCATATGAAGATGCACTTGACCTAATTAGATTTACTATATGGGACCGAATTGAGATCGATGAATATTTTGAAGGAGAATCTAAGGTTCCGTATATGGATAGATTTAGTAAACTCAAAAATCGAATAGATATACACGAATGTTCTATGGTTGGATTAGTAGAGACTCAACTTGTTTTAACATATGAAGAAGCTATGAACCACTTTATTTCTGTTTTAGGAAGGGGACTGGAGGGAACTATATTAAAATCAATTACTGCCCCTTGGAAAGATGGTAAGCCTAAATGGCAAATTAAAATGAAGCTTGAAATAGATCTCGATATGAAAATAATCGGATTTAATTATGGTACACCAGGAACTAAGAACGAGAATGTCATATCATCACTCACGGTGCAATCTTCTTGCGGTAAAGTAGTAACACGTCCAGGTGGAATAGATGAATCTACGATGACCTGGATCACTCAGAATCAACCAAAATTGATGGGAACCATAGTATCAATGAAATGTTGTGGACTATCTCACGATAATGAGGGAAATTACTCCACGCTACACCCGGTTTTTAAATCTTTGCGTGACGATAAGCATGATGCCGATTCTCTAGATAAAATTCTAGAGATTGAAAAAATGGCAAAATTTCTTTCATAAGAAAACCCGTAAATTATTTAGCTGTATAAATAATCGTTTTAAATTATATAAAAATGAGATACTATTTAGGAAAAATTCAATTTGAGACCATTGACGACAATAATGGCAGAACTAGAAAAACCAAAGAACAATATTTGGTAGAAGCATTTGATATTTCAGATGCCGAAAAAAAGCTAAAAGATATGTTTAAAGATAGCATGTCTGATGTTTCAGTAATCAGCGTAGCTGAATCCCCAATCATGGGAATTGTTAGATAACTATGGACAGATTGCCGACTAAAGTTGCTGAGGATATTTACGACGTATTGGTAAAATATGCCGAAGTTGATTCTGATTACTATCACAGAGAATTATTTGTCTATCACTTTGGATTAAAGAGAGGAATGAAATCATTCAATCTCCATTGCATGGATGGAAAAAACAGATGGTTTGTGAGAGAGCATGAAGAATATAAATTAGTTGGAAAAGGAGAAAATAAAGTAAACTCCATTATAAGAGGAATGTTAAAGTGATGCAGTCTCAATTTAGAGTTCCTTTAGAGAAAGACTCTTTTTTCTATCAGGATTTTTTCATGTTGATGTCTAATTCAATGCAGGAGCTTCTAATAGATTATCAAGAATGGCCTGATGAAATTCAATTTATTGGCAAATTAGGGAAAGAATTAAAAGATATTATTGTAGATAAGGGATGGGATTTCTCAAAATTCAATATTAAATGTTTTAATTCTTCTCCCTTAAATAAAATAGTATTTAAATATTCTAAGCCATTAACTGTATCTGATTTCAAAACCGAGGATGGATCTATTCCTCACATTAACGCAGATAGTTTAAATCAAAAGATGATTAATGGTATACCTGGCCCTGAAACTATGAATAAAATAATTTCCAATTCTATTGGCCGAGGATTCAATATTGAAAAAACTGTTCGACCGGAGTTAGAAATACTCTTGATTCGATAGTTTAATAAAAAATATCTAATCTTATTGGAATAAATAATAAAAATAAATGATTTATTCTAATGAAAAATTTTAGTTACCTTAGAGGATTTGATTCGTTTGCCGGTCGTTATAGATTAAACGAAATGGCAAGTAATCTAATGTCAATTCCTGAATTTAAGAAAAAGCCCGAATTGATGAGGTTTATTCACACTCTTTCAAGTGAATTAGTTGCCAGAGGATCTGGTAAAGCTGGTTTAAGAAGAGGTGGTAAATTTAGAACTCAACAGCAGGATTCAAGCAGACCTGGTGGATATTATGGTGGAGACTGGCCGGAGCATCAAGATTTTAGATTATCCCATGACGTTATGATTAAAGGAGAGAAAACCGGAAAAGATAGAATATATCAGTGGTTGGATAATTTGAATAAGCAAAAAGATACAGATCCTCATGCAATCCTAGTTAGTCCAGATTCAGTTGCACCTCAACTTTGGTATTTAACTAAGAAGACAGGAACCCTTAATCCAAAGGAAAGAATGGCAAGATTTGGAACAGAAGACAGATCTGCTGCCTGGAAAGAGGGTATTTCAGTTAAAGCTGGTTATTTCATGAGAGCTATTACGATTGATGCTGAGACAGGAGAACCTATTTCAACATGGACAGGTACCTTAGGTCAATTGATGGATCACGTATCTGAATATTCAGTTCTTTATATTTTAGAAGATGAAAGAAGAGCCGTTGAAAAGGCAGAAAAGAGAAGAAAAGAAGCTGAAATTAGCAAAGATAAATTCTTAGATTATTTTAAAGGAGAATATATAAACGTTCTTAATAAAGCATGGCAGAAAAAATCAGGAAATAGAGCATCTGAATTTGAACAAATGAAGAGCCAAATGTCTCCTGAGGATTTCGCTGACCCTGTAAAATTACAAGAATTAACGCAAAAGGCAAATGAAATAGGCGGCGGCGGATTTAATCCTAGTGATCTTTCAGTTTATTATGATAAGTGGTTAGAATATATGGCCGAAGCAGGCCATTATAAAGCATCAGAATATTTGCACGATAAGAAAGCAGATCTTGCCGATGTTCTTAAGAAACATACTATAATGGGAGCATGTAACAGATTTATGCAATATATCTTAACTGGAAAAGTAACCGGACCTCACTTAGATGTTCTAAAAGATTTAGGTATCGATACTGAAGGCATTGATTCTGGAGATATTGATCTTTCAGATTTAGATATTTAATCTAAAGTTATATAAAAAGAAAAGGAGAATTTTAAAATTCTCCTTTTTTTATGTCATTTAAAATTTAGATTTAAAGAGATCCAAATGCTCTTAATTGCTCTTGGAATGTTTCTGAGAATGGCTTCATAATTAAATTAATTTTTCTAGCTTTATCTTCAGTTGTTCTACCTGCTTTAAAATCTTCTGAGATTTTATATAATTGTCCTACACTTTTAGCAAAATTAGGAGCAACCTCAGCTGTATTAGCGACTGCAGTTGCTAATAAACCTACATCTTTAACTTTCTTGGTTTCCCATAATTCCTGAATCCATTTACACCAGTATAAAGTTCCTTGTACTTTAAGTGTATCATCTGAATCTTGAATATATGAAGTAATTAAACTCAATATTGCTTGTAATTCAGAAGTTTCTTTAACCGGAGGTATATCAGAAAGAGGTCTAGGAAGACTCGGATCTTTAAAAATATTTTCTATTTTTTCATATAGAGTACCGTTGTCATCTGTATATTTAGCGATAATTTTAACCCAGCTTAAAAACTCTTGAGCTGCTGATCGGCCGATAATTCTACCTAAAGTAGTTCCAATATCATATCTACCATCTTCATCCATCAATGCATATTTAAATGCGCCAGATACCTTCATATTAGGTTCAGTCGCATCAGGTACTTGATTTAAGTATTTAGGATCCATTAAGATTTGACTTGAAATCTGAGCCCATGCAACTGTCCAGCTTCTAGGGTTTGGATATCCAAAGAAAACTCCTTCTTCTGCGGCTTCAGCTTTAGATTTATCTAAGAAATAAAATGCTTTAAAATCAGTTTTAATCGGCTCTCCTTTTCTATCGAAGTATTCAACCTTAGCTGGCGTGCCATCTATTGTTCTCAGGTAACTTAAAAATTCTTGAGGTATGAAATATTGTTCAGATCCATCAATCATTAGAGGGGCTCCTTGTGATCCCTGTCTCATTATACCATTCTTAGGACTTCTAGCAACTTGCTCAATCCAATTTTGAATAGTTGGAACTAGGTGGAAATGACCTCCTGTAAATCGGCTACCTACTGCAGCTTCTAATTCAGTAACTGGACCATCTGATCTACGGTTACCTGCTGCCATTACTCTCCATCCCCATGGCATAGTATATCTTCCACTTGCAGTTTGTCTATCTAACAATAGGGTAAGAGAAGCTCCTAGCATCATAGGATCAGCACGGTTAATCTCATCAAAGAATAGGATTCCTTCTTCAGCGTCTGCCTCTCCTGGCAACCATCCTGGAATTGTCTGTTCCTGACTAATTTTACCTCTCATTGAAGCAGGTAGGATAACTTTATCAGTTCCTGAAAGATCTCCTAAATCTAATTCTTCTCCTGGTTTATCTTGATATATTTTTGCTTTCTCAACTGATCCGGTTTGAAATAGTAGAGGAACTCCACCTAAATCAGTCGGAGTAAAGTTAGCTAATGTAACCACCATTACCGGAAGACCTTGTTTTAATCCCTTCTGATTAGCAATAAGTTGAGCTACTGATCTTACAATAGCAGTTTTACCAATACCTGGAGCTCCCCAGATCATTGGCATATATCTACCGCCGTCGTCATTATAGATTCTAACTAGCTGTCTAATTAGTTCATCCGGGGTATATACTTCAACTTCGCTCTTTCCAGAACTAGGTGGAGCAACTGCTCCTGAAGCATCCATAGTTGCTTCAAATATACTTTTAACATATTTAAATTTTCTACTCTCAAATGAAGCCAGTTCAGGTTCTCCTAATAGTTCTTCCATTCCTTGAGAAGATCCACCTTGAGGTAGATCCATCATTTCTGGTTTTTCTAATTTGGTGCCTTGTTTAGCATAATCCGATCCTCCAGATACTAATTCTGGGAAAAAGTTTTGAAGTATTTCTTCTTGAAGAGGATCTGACCATTCCATCCATGCTGGTTTCATTCCTAATTTTATAGCCTTATTTGAGTTTATTCTCCATGCACCTTTACCGATATACCATTCTCCAACTCTTCTAAGTTCTCCTTTATCGACACCTGCAGATTTTCTAGCTTCCCATGCATCTTGCAAATATTTTAAAGCAGATTCACCTGATGTAACTAGTTGTTTTCCCTTAGATATTGCCTCTGGACTAGATGACTTTTCCATCAATTCATCTGCATATCTTTGCATCTTTTGTGCAGATTCTTGAGACCCATCATGGTGTAATAGAAGACCCATATTACTTGAATCAATAGACCTAACTGCCTCGAACATCGGCATCTGGCTATAATCTAAAAAGTTTTTTAAAAATTTCATTGTAGTGATTTATTTTAATTATTTATCTATGTTTATTAAACATATTTGTATCTAAGAAGATTCCAATCTTCTCTCCGGGTAGATCCCCAGTTAAGGATTCCCACTGCTGATATTGCATACCAGTTGAAGGCTGAATTATTCCCCAGATTAAATTATTGACATCTAGGGCTTCAGTTGCCTTATTCATTGCCTTTGATCCCGGTGCATGATCTTCTACATATCCATCTGTAAAGATAATGGTAAATTTGTTTTTCCACTTCTTTTCTATAATCTTATCGTATGCAGAAATTACTTCAGTACCTCCGCGCTGCCAATTTTTCTGAATATCCTCATTAATTTTAACAAAATCTGTCTTACTTACGCTAGTATATGATCCTGTCCAATATGCAGCGCTATGCCACAATATTACATTTAATTTTTTAATTTTTGCCTCTTGTAAAGCTGCCTGTAGCTCAGTTAAAATAACCGATAATTCAGAGAATGACATACTGTAACTAGTATCTATTGCAATATTGGTTTCAGGTAACGTATCTTTAGGAGGAATTCTGCTTGGGATTCTGGTTCTAAGCATTGGGTTACCTGCGTATCTTTTATCCCAAGGTTTCCATTTACTTAATTCATTTGAATAAGCAGATAGTCTCTTTTTAAATATTTGACCCCAATCAACTGATGCGATTTCTTCCATTAAGATTCTATCTCTAAAAGATCCGCCGTCGCCAGAGCCTTTACCTTTCTGTTTTGATCCTTTTGCATTTGTTATCGGATCAGTTGGAACTCCTGTTGCAATTTTTTTATTAATTTCATCAATTTTTCTAACAGTATCAGGATCGGTCCAAATTCTTTCATTATCTTCTCCGCCGTCTAATTGACCTCCAGGTTCACCACCAGGTTCACCACCAGGATCAGATTCTCCAATGTTCCAAGTTCCTTCGGGACCTTCTTTAGATTTCAGTGCCTCATCTATCTTTTTAAGAAAATCTTCAGGTAAATCAGCTTCCCCTGATGTTAGACCTCCCGGCTGTCCTTGACCTCCAGGCTGACCTTGTCCTCCAGGTTGTCCCTGTCCTCCAGGCTGACCTTGACCTCCCGGCTGTCCTTGACCTCCGGGCTGACCTTGTCCTCCAGGTTGTCCCTGTCCTCCAGGTTGTCCCTGTCCTCCAGGTTGTCCTTGTCCTCCAGGCTGACCTTGACCTCCGGGCTGACCTTGTCCTCCAGGTTGTCCCTGTCCTCCAGGTTGTCCCTGTCCTCCAGGTTGTCCTTGTCCTCCAGGCTGACCTTGTCCTTGACCTCCAGGCTGTCCCTGTCCTCCAGGTTGACCTTGTCCATCTTGACCGTCTTGACCGTCTTGACCTTGTCCGTCTTGACCTTGTCCATCTTGACCGTCTTGACCTTGTCCGTCTTGACCGTCTTGACCTTGTCCATCTTGACCGTCTTGACCTTGTCCATCTTGACCGTCTTGACCTTGTCCATCTTGACCCTGCTGATCTTGCTGCTTTTTATCTAATTTAATTAAGTCTTTGACTTTTACTATTGTACCCATATCGAAAAATTAAATATCCATATCTTTTAATAAGTTGTCCCATTCACCGGACCTTGTTGAATTTTCTGTTCCCTCAACATCTATATCTGCAATTTGAATTATATCTTGGCCCCCAGCCGTTTTTTGCATTGCTTCTTCTTTGGTTATAGGATTTATTTCAACATCCATGTTATCAGGATCACTGTCATCTCCAATAACGCTAACCACTTCTCCGTATTCTCCAGGTTTAGATTTTAATTCTACAATATCACCAGGAGAAAGAGGTACGTTTTTATTAGGCTGAGGTGTTGATTGAGGCGGCGTCGGATCAGGGGCCTTCTTTCCTGCTCTAGCTGCTTCAATATTTCTTAATAATCTATAGAAAATTCTTTCACTAGAACTAGCTCCAAAGAAGTCTTCTTCTCCGGCCGGGGCTTTAAATCCTCCAGCTTCATGATCCACTCCTCCTGGAAACATTTCTACCATGTCCGCCAACATAGATTTAATGATTCTATTGATCTCATAATCTTGAGCTAGATTCCATAATCTATGTATTTCATATGGAGTTAAATAAGGTGAAACTACATTCTGTTGACGAGTTCTTAAAAAATGCTTTAAACTATTATGCATTATTTCGTGTATAATTACAAAGGTAGCATAATCATTAAACCACTTTTCTCCATTTCTCATTATTTGCCAAGGGCTACCTTTAGCTGCCACACCCTTCATATGCTTTCTTGCAAATTCAAAAGTGTACATAACAAATCTAGGACAATATCTGATAGAACTACCATTCGTGTCCATTGTTCCAATCTTTGGAGTTAGTGAAGATCCCGCTAAAAAGAATGGCACAGGTGGCATGATATCCCAATAGGGCTTAAACCATTCCAATCTTTCGAAGATTTTTATTCTACATAGAATAATTATATTCTCAGTCTTCTTTAAAACGTCTGCGTCCGACATTGCTTCAACCCTTGCTATAACTTCAGGGTCCCATCCAAGAGAAGGATGTGCTTGTGATGGATCCAATCTACCTTGAGATCCTCCTACACCTGCTTCTTGTTCTAAACCTTCATTTAAATACCAAAGAGATGGATTGAGCCTAGATTCATAAATTTGACCAGACCAGTCTCTAAATCCTTTTATAATAGTCATTAAATCATAGTATTTTTATTATTTATCTTAAATAGTACTTATATTTTAAGTATTATAAATAATAAAAACCGAAATTATGAATTCGAATAGCTTTGAAGGAAAACACTCTAAGCTCTATATAGAGATTCCTGATACTGAAGAATCTATTGAGAATAGACTTAGAGAATTATCAAAACGGGATCAATATTTAGCAATCATTGGATGGAGGGAATGTTTAAACCAATACACTTCATTTAAACCAGAGGGAGCAAAGATATTAGAAAGAATTTGGAAAGAAATCCTATTTGAAAAAGGAATAAGCAAATGGGATGGAATTACCTATCTATATTATCAATTATGCGATATTGTTGCGATTGAGACTGCTATAAAAAAGATTAAAGAAGAGCCGGATAATAGCCTGGATTTTATTTAGATAAGAGCCAAAATATTTATGGAAGGAACAGGGACCTACTGCAAGAGGTCCCTGTTTCATTTATAAATAATAAGAAACAACTGGCATGAAAAAATTAAATTTTAAATTATTTAAAGATATATTGATGGAAAAAGGATTCTATTCACAAGGAAGAATCTATCTATTTATTTCTATTATTGCATACTATGCTGCACTTGCAATATTGACTTGCACTGGATTGAGCCATAAGAAAGCAAATATAGACATCAATAATTTTAAAATAATCATCGATGGTCTACAATATGCAATGGTGTTATTTGCAGGTTATGTGTTTGGTGGAAAATTCGTAGATGTGTTTAAAGAGGCTAAATATTTAAAGGGAAAAGATAATTCAGCTGAAGAATCAAATAACTAGTCCAACATAATCTTCTCCTGAACTAATAGATCCTTTTGATATATCAGATTTACCAACATACCCAACGCTAGGTCTTTCCAATAGTATTATATATCCAGAGACAGCTGGAGTATCAGGCCCTCTTAGTTTATGAATTGCAACTGAATCTTTATTCTTATTAAATAAATCACTGTGCTCCTCGGTATTTTTTTCCCAATCTTTTAGAATATACTGTACTCCTGAATAAGATTCCATTGAGCTACGTGCATCCGACGTAAGTCCTGATAAAGATTTTTCGTGCATCTTGACATATACAATATCCCCTGCTTTAAAAGTATTTTTATTATTAGAGTTTGAGGTGTTTGTAAATCCGTTCACTACTACCTTTTTATCAGAATCCGATTTAGAAATAACCGGATAGAACATATTATCATTAAAGAACCATGAAACCTTACCTGAAAATTTTGAAGATTTTACAGGTTTAAGTTTAAATTTTTGAAGATTAGAGTCAACTGGGACCCAATCAAAGATCCAAGTTTCCTTTCCGTCTTCAGAGAGAGGAGAGAGGGACCAATCTCCAGAGCTAAACTTTTTATAAGCTGAAGTCCTATCTACTCCCTCGCCTTTACTTAATCCAATTAAAAAATCCTTAAGATCCCCATTATTCATCTTCTGTATATCGATTATATAATCATTTGAAGAATTTAATAGATCCTCCGTTAAAACCTCATTATTATATTTTGTAAATGCATCAAACGCCGAATTATTTAAATTGAGAATTCCAGATTTTACATCGTCATATATTTTACTTGGAATCTTATTGCCAAATGAGGATGATGCATCGGATGAAGAGCTAGACTCTCCAGTTGACGCAGGTGCTGTACTCGGTGATGCGGCACCTGAGGAAACTGCTCCGGCACCTGAGGAAGCTGCCCCGGAAAATGCAGAGGTTGAACTAGATGAATTAAAGGTACCAAAGTTAGGTGCTCCAATAACTGACTGCTCGTTAACTAATTTCCAGCCTTTATATGACTTAATGTATCGATTCATTAAAAAACCTTTTAATTATTTATTCAAATATGGTATAGTATTATTCAATTTTAATTAACTTACATTAAATGAGACAGTTTAAAATTTCAGAACGATACACTATTCGCCACAGCGATAGTTTAAATAGATATCTATCTGAAGTATCACAGTATCCTCTTTTAAATTTAGAAGAAGAATTTAAAGTATCTACTGCAGCAAGATCCGGAGATCAGGCTGCCCTTGAAAAATTAGTTAGATCAAATCTAAGATTTGTAATCAGTGTTGCCAAAATGTACGGAGGCAGAGATGCAGTCTTATTAGGTGATTTGATAAATGAAGGCAACATGGGCCTAGTTGAGGCAGCTCATTTATTTGATCCAACTACTGGTTTTAAATTTATATCATATGCAGTATGGCATGTTAGAAAGAACATGACTAAATATCTAACTGATAATTCCAGAACTGTAAGAATTCCTCAAAATAAGGTAAGCGCATTAAATAGAATTAAAGATATTGAATCTAGAATGGCTACTAAATTAGACCGGGATCCTACTCGAGATGAGGTTGTAGAAGAATATGTAAAGACTTCTCCAGAAATGATGAAGCTTAAGAGCACAGATGGTGCATTTGATTCAATTAAAGAGGTAATGGAAATGGGATCCAAATCGGTTCCACTTGAAGGAGACTCTAGTAATCCAGATCAAGACTTTGGTCCAATTGAATATCTCAACGGGGACTCAGATGGGGCAGATCACTTGGTGCTTAAAAACGATTCGATTGAAGTTTTAAATACTCTACTCTCTTTTCTTAATAGTCGTGAACGTGAAGTCATAAGCAAAAGATTTGGAATTGGAGGAGCACACCCTGAGTCTAGAGATTCTCTTGCTGATCAATTTGAAGTCTCTATAGAAACTATTAGAGGTTGGGAAACTAAGATTATTAGAAAGCTATCTAAGTTGTCTAGGAAGACTGGGATCAATCAAGATATGTTATCTTAATCCCATTAAGAAAGCAATTTTAACCATGCTCTTAATATATTCTGGGTCCTCTTCGGATCGATCGAATATATCCTTGGATCTTTGATCAAATTCTATTTCTTTTAATTTTGCTTTTAAAGAATTTAGAACTGAAGATGGAATATTCATTTGTTTTCCCATTTTCTTCATTCTCATAATTTCAAGATATTCTGGAATTTGAAATACTTTGCTATATAAATTTTCAAAGGCAATATATTCTGAAGACTTATGATGGTGTTTTCGTCCAGTGCCCGGGGTTAAGATTACAACTGGCTTGCCATGAGACAATTCACTCCATAAATATCTTAAACCTCGAGTGTCATATTCTTCAAATTCTGGAAGTCCTTCCCAGCCTTCAAATTCATTTGGGGAATAAAAGATGTGATAGTCGTAGTTTTCAACCCCTTTAGAGATTCGGGTTTCTCCTCGAGCTGCCCAATATCTATCGGCTCCAATAAATTCTCCTGCCTTAAATTTAGCATTTTGAGCAATTATTATACCCATATTAAAGGACCCCTCTGATCCAAACTCAGTCTCATGATCTATTTTAGATTCATATACCTTTTTCCACCATCGATCATATGAGGCAACACTAGAATTCATACTATATTCTTTTTTATTATTTATCTTCTACCGATAGTAAAACTATCTGGTTTTTAAAATCCAAAGATTCCACCATATTACAAGAGCAGAATGTACAATCTCAGACGGTGCCATACCTTTCCAGATTGGAATAAGTACTAGTGGAAAGATTATCATAGAAGTACTGATGAGAATCATTTGAATCCAATGAGACCATTTAATGTGCGCTCGATTTAAATATGCGATTACAAAAATAACCAGTGGATATCCAAGAAAGTAGGAAAATGCAAATAGGTTATGCAAAAATTCCCAATCCATATTGAATGCACCAGTTAATATTAGGCATGCTGAAATGATCGAACATAATATTTTAGGTACCGACTTGATTGGCATCCTAGAATAATTCTCCAACCACATCCATTGATTAATCCAAGTGCTGATTCCTATTAAGATAAGGGCCCCGTTCCAGAAATAGGAAATACCTTCTATTTTACTCCAGTAACTTAGTTGAATTTCAGTTATTTTAAATCCAGTAACGGCCCAACATAAGGCAGTAATTAATATAAAAATTAAAACACTAAATATAGTCTGAAATTTTCTAATTGCGTTTACCACTGCCTCCCGATCCATATCATTTGATTTTTATAAATTTATTTATAGATAAATAATATTAAATATAGATAATTGAAATGAATTCTGGACGTATTTTAAATTTTAATTCTTGGAAAATTAAAGCCCTCAATGAAAACATCGAAGACGAAGTGGTACAGGATCAGTTAGCACAAGGAGAATTAATGGATCCTGATATGGGACCCAGTAAAGGATGCGATAATTGGTCCAGTACGGTAACAACTGCAAACACTCCATATCAAACTGGAGTGGTATCATCAGTTTGGAATGGATCCGGAAAACCCAAGATAACTATAGATAAAGCTGATAAGGATGGATTTGTCCTAACTTATTCTGGAGCGCCAAGTGGATCGATATTAATTCATGGAAAATGCGGAGGTGGAGATACTATACATCAGGCTTGCATTGTTTTAGAAAGAGAATTAAATAAGCATTTTAAATGGTTAGCAAAAGATGGAATCTTAGTTAAGCCAGATCATATCGGAATTAAGTTAGATGGACCTGTTTCTGAGGGAGCCGGAAAAATGAGATTGACTATGACTATTCCTCTTCTTCCAGCAACTGAGACAGATGCAATTACTAACTTTAAAAGAAGAGGAGGTTGGGGACATCCTCAATTAGCTGGATTTGGAGAAATGAAAACTGAAGCATCTACTAAGAGTAGCAAAGGATGTGACGGCGTACACACTTATACCTATCCATCTCAATACCAATCAGATCAAAGCCAATGGTCAAAAGCAAAACTTACAGAGCATTTTATATTCTGGAGAGATTTAGCTGGCGCTGGATATGTAAAGAAAGCGACAGATAACTCAATTGCTCCTGAAATTAATAATGATATTGATAATACTAGAGTAGATAGTCAGTATTTAGCACCTAAAATTGACTTGAATAATAACTAAAAATAATCATACCGACTGAGACTATTAGAAGCCATGATTTGTTTATTAATTATAGGGCCGATGGCAATAGTAATCACGTCTGCGGTATGTGTACTCGAGCATCTCGGAATCGATGTATAATGAGCTTATAAATATCTTAAATATAAGCAATAAGAAATTTTCTATATGCGAAGCTCAAGGAGCAAACATTAAAGTTGAATTAAGCGGTAAATTATCCAGTAAACTTAGACTCCAATTAATTAAGGCAGGGAGAATTCAAAAGGATACTATACAATGGGATCCAATGGAAGGTAAGACCAGGTTTAATATAAGAATTTGGATATAATCAACTTTAATTGCATATAAAAATAAAAGTGCATCTTTAGGATGCACTTTATTCGTTCAATTGAACATTTGCCTAAGGTAGCAGGCAATTTAATTATCATCGTCAGATATAACATCCTTCTGTTTCTCCGAAGATATAAATCTATCTTTGCCAATAGTAATTTTATTTCCAGATTCAGTCTCGATAGTTATCTTACTTCCTTCTATAGATAAAACAGTTCCCGATTTAACTATTTTATCGCTAATGTTATCCTGATCGTCTCTACCTTTATATTTTATTTTATTTCCTTTTGATAGATCTTCAAATGCAATAGTAGAAGATCCTAATCCGGTTATCTTTTTAAATTTACTTGGAATCGCTTTTGCAATGCTCGATGCATTAAATGTTATTTTATATCGATATATTGGAAGATCACCCTCTGCCTTACTGTTTCCTAAAATTTTATCTACAATAGGAGTATTTTTAACAGGAGCACCGGAAGGGGTTTTACTAACTATTGAATATGCCATATTTACTCCGGTCGAAGGATTTATCTTTTCTATCTTCCATAATATTTCAATTGCTCCCTTTTGAATTCTTGATCCAAGTGCAGTATATAGGTCAGTTGCAACCTCATTTCCTCTTCTCCATGCTCTCCATTGATTTCCAAGAGAAGTTTTATCGATTTTAAAAGTCTCATCAGTTAGCTTAGTATTATTTGGACCGACCGGTTCTCCAGTACCATTTCCAGATGTTGCAATGCCATTCCAGGTTGGATTAGCAATTGAAGTTAATTGAAGTTTAGTTATTATTTCATTCGGCTGAAGATCGCTAATTATCTGCTTAATTAATTCAGATATATCTGGATGTTCGGGATTTATTACTTCTCCCTCTTCATCATAGTCAAACGCCATTTCTTTCCAAGGAATTAAAACTCCTTTAGTAGATTCTTTTTCTCCAGGACCCTGTTCTACCCCAGTATTAGATTCTCCTCCCGGACCTTTAGTACTAAATATGTAGAGTGAACCTGTTTCTTTTTTTCGAGCAGCGTCTTGAATACTAGTACTGATCCAAAATGTATTAACTCCTGCATAGCCTATTCGACCACTTAAATCAGAATATTGAGTATATGAACCGTTTACCCAATTCATTAAATTTTCAGTATTTAATCTTCCACATAAAAGATAAGGTTTAACTAAATTAAGCTCAGTGCCTGTTTTACTATTTATAGCTCCGTCAGTACCTATCTTCGCGTCAACATAAGCTGAGCCGTCTTTGCTAAATAATTTAAATGATTTATCGTCATATTCAGATTTTAAATCCAAGGAGTCAATAAGCTTAGGATCCTTTTTTAAGATATCTGCTAAATTTTCAATGCCGACTGAATTTCCAATACCCGCTAAAATTAATTTAAATATATTGAGCTTATACTCTGCATCATTCTTAGTGTCTTTCAATGCTCCGCCATATAAAAATACTGGAGCCGGTATTGAATCTATTACTCTAACTCCTTTTTCATACATCGTCTGATTCTCCTCCGCCGTTATATTAAGAGAATCTCCGAAACCTGAAATATCAAATATTTTACCAGTTTCCTTGTCTACTGGAAGTTCCGCAGGAAGAGTCACTCCGGTTTGAGGAAGAACTGCTTCGTATAATTTAATTAATTTAGACTCTAATATTCTTTGAGATTGATTAAAATTTCTACCAGCAGATTCATATACTTTAAACCATTCTCTAAATGGTAAAATTTTTTGATTCTTCATTATAAGTATTTTCTTTATATTATTTATCGAAAAAAAATTTAAAAATAAAAGTAAATTATAGTATAATAATAAAAAGTTAAACTAATAAACATGAAAACTTTAATCTTAATCTTTATCGCATTTAGCTTCTCAGCTCTTGGACAGGATACAATTAGATCTCAAAAATTAGATTCTTTAATTTGGAAAAAAATTAATGAGTACAGAACTTCAATAAATAGGAAACCCTGTACTACCTTTGAAAGTTCTTATTTAAGAGAATTTAGTAGATCGGTAACTGAAAGAAATTCTTTTATGAAAATAGGTGTACACTCTGATAAACTTCCAGTGGATAATGGTGGAGAGTGTTTATTTCAAGCAACAATAAAGGGAACATGTTCACCTGACGTAAAAAAGCAAATTAATCTAATATTAGATGGAAATTTAGAATATCTTGCAGAACTGGCTGTTCAAAGCTGGGTAGATTCCCCTACACATAGAGTGATTATATCTAATTCAACATGGACAGTTTCAACAATTACTTCTAAAATAGTAATAATAGACAGTGGTAAAACTCAATATCTTCGGTTCGATACTACATACATTTGCGAAAAGGAGATTGAATATATAGCAAAAAAAGGGAAGAACTAAGTTCTTCCCTTTTAATTTTAATCTATTTCTTTTAATTATCGTCGTCAGATATAGACTTTTCATTTTTACCAGTTTTATGAATTCGTTCTTGAGGTATATATAATTCTTTTCCTGAATCACTCATAACATATACCTTCCCAGACTCGACTTTAACCACTTCTTTTTTAGGATATGGCCTTAGCTTTTTATCAATTACCTTCTCTCCGCCTCTAGAATCCGACGATACCTTATAATAAGAAATCCAATCCCCTTTTGCTAGGTCTCCGTATCCAAGTGTAGATTTACCTAGGGCACCGAATGTTAATTTCTGCATCCATCCTTGTTCTTTATCGGTCATTGCTTGATAATTCCAAGAAATTTTATAACGATACATTTTTTTACCACCTGCAGTAATCTTAGTTTTAGCACCGAAAAATTGAGTCTCTGTTTTTTCTTTTGGAGCAACGCCAGTTCCTAAAACTTCCCAGGACATATTTCTACCATCTCCTAATCCATTTTTACTTACGTTCCATTTAACTTCTATGTTCTCAGCTAATATGCGTTTATCACCTAGCATCTCAACTAATATTCTTTTAAACTCTTCTCCTCTTTTCCAACCTAACCAATTGTTTTTTTCTTCTGGAGTTGCAGGTGATGCAACAAGAGATGCTTTATCAGCAGCTGTAATTTTTCCTCCACTTGGATCTCCAGATCCTCCGGTTGGATTTTCTGCAAGGGGTTTACCTCCCCAATCAGGACTTGCGCTACTGAAGATAGTCATTTTAGTAATTTGCTGACCTTCTTCAATTGCATCTCTAATATCGGTAGCTGCCTGTAAAATAGCTGCATAATTTGCATCAACTTTAACTCTCTCTCCTTTATCTGTTACACCATCTGTCCAAGATCCTGCATCAAAACCGATTCTAATTGAACCCTTTAACGCAGGTTTTCCTTGAGTTTGGGTTACAATCTCTTTACTACCAGCAGCTTCAGTTTCCATTTTCGCTGAAGAATAAAAATATAAAATTGAATCTTCTGTAGAAATTCCAGCCTTAGCCTCATTTCCAAGCTGTAATACGTTTTTATCGTCTACGCATTTTGCTAAATCAGAATATTGAGTACCGTTTCCTGTTCCAAAATTTATAATATTAAACGTATTTACATAGTTACATACTTCTCGCATAGTATTACTGTATACGTTTTTTTCTGAGTTAAGTACCTGTCCGTCTTGTTCAATATTATGACTACAGCTAATTTGGTCCGCGTAATTGCTGCCGTATAATTGAAATTCATCAACTTGTTCACACTTAAGTCCAAGTTGATCAACTCGTTCCTGTGCAGTAGCCGATTTGGTTCCTTCAAGGAATTGTTTACCTAGATCTTTAACTCCATGCCATCTACCTATACCAGCTATAATAACTTTAAATACATCCATTAAGGCATCTTGATTTCCAGATTTATTCCAGTTAGCTCCGCTTACCCAGTATGGACCTGCATTAATATATAATCTAGGAACCTTCTTAAGTCCAATTGTCGTTTGCATGATTTCATTAAATGCTTGAGATGTTTCAGGGTCGATCCAACCCCATGCAGGTGTAACACTACTATCGGATATGTCATATATAGCATTACCACGCTGAATGGTTACTAATCCACTTCCGACTCCATCTTGTGCTAAATCTGGATTTTTTTCTTCGAGTATTCTCTGCAATCCTCTATAAGATCTGGATTCCAGAATCTGTTGAGATTTTTTAAAATTTCGACCAGCTTGCTCATAAACTTTAAACCAGCTTCCGAAAGGTAAAATTTTTGGATCTTTCATTTTTAAATCTTTTTTTATTATTTATCTGGTCAAAAAAGAAAAATTTTTAAAAATTTTTCTTATTAATTACATTTAGACCAGTTTTGCTCTACTAAATTTTATATTAAACCGGTCCGGATCCCCAAAATATTTTATAGATCCACAGATCACTGAGTTCCTTGTGTTTAGGCTCTGGTTTTAGGTGCCTGGCATCAGATTCAAAATCTTCAATCCTTGCCCCTCCACCAGGAGAAGTAATCCAGTTGAAGTTAATAAAATTATCTCCATAGGTATCGGTCTCCCATTTTACTAATTTTGCCAGTTCCTTCAATTTATTTTCCTGTGAGGTCTTTTCTTTTTCAGAAACAGCAGGGTCCTCCTTCTTTTTTTGAACATATAATTCTTTACTCGGTGGAGAAATAACTACTGCTCTGGCACCGTGATCAGTAGCCATTTGCACAAGGGTCTGAATATTAGTTTTTACATATTCAGCAGTATGATCCCCTCCCCAAATATCATTGCTACCTCCTAAGATAGTAATGATATCATAGTAGTTAGCCCCTTTTTGAGACAATCGGGTCCTTAAATTATCAATCATCCAGGTAGTACCTTCCCCTCCTTTAGCAACTCGATCTACGGTTACTCTAGGTTGAGATTGAGAGATATCAGCATTTAATCTTTGGCCTGCCCACCAGCCATAGAATTTTCCGCCAGTTGTACTTGCAGTATTACTGTCCCCTACAAATAGGAGATTTAGGACCTTGTCTTGGGCCCGGGTTTCCAGATTTTCTTTTCTCTCCTCAACATTCCCCTTTGTAAGCTCAACAAATTTACTAAGTTCAGGTCTCTTTACTTGCCAGCCTCCACTTGGTAATTTACGATAGATTGAACCAGGCAAGGTAGGATAGGTATAGTAACCGGATCTTTTATCCTCGAATACCCGGTTCCAGTCTTGATATTTTTTAATCCACATTTAACTTAATTTTATTTTTTATTAGGATTGGTCCATCTGCCGTAGCCTCTGATTGGTCCCCACCAGCCTTTGGCTTTTACACCAGTCACTTCCTGAATTCCCTTGGAACTGGAGGCATGGATCATAGTAAAGTCTCCACCTTCAACTGCAGAAACAATTCCTACGTGACCTGCACCATTGAATCCAGGATCTGATTTAAAGAACACCAGGTCCCCTGGTTTAAGATCTGTAAATTCAACCTTTACTGCCCTCTTCTCCTGACCCGGAGCATGACCTGGAAATCCACTATATAGAGCCGTATCCAGGGTACCATCGGCCTTATTAAACTGACCAGTTGACTTTAGCACCCATTTTACAAAGCCGCTACAGTCAAAGCCCGGTGAACTGTTTCCGCTTACCACAGGATCTGTTGAAGCCTTAGGTCTTTGGCCTCCCCACTTATAGGGCACCCCAATCTGGGACTTAGCGTATTTTAGTACTAGTGATGCTGTGCTAGCCTCAGGACTGGACTCTGGAGTACTCGGATCCCCTGGGATTCCAAACAGGTCCTCTGATACCTGACCCCATCGTTGATAGTTTTTAATCCATTTCATTTCTGAACCTTTATTTAGTTTATTTATCCGATCCAGTCACTAATAATTAAAACCCGGGGTCAGGATCGGGTATAATATTCCGGGTCTCACCCTAAAAAAATAAAAAGAATATGGAAATAGAATCATTTGTTTTAGGTCTAATTTCGGCTGTCTTACTGGCAAGTCTAGTGAGTCTGGTCTCAGATTGGCTTAGGATTAGAAAATTAGAAAAATCACACCGGAGCCTAGAGCTCCTAATCAAGGAAGAACTGGAGAACATCTGGCGCAGGCGGGATGAAGACTGGCGCGAAACCCAAAGATGGCTGGAGGCACACAGTAAAGATGCCACTATGATCGAACGCACCCTTGGCAATCAATTGGGCGAACAATGGGCCCGGACGATACATGAACTGCAGCATCGGGACCGGGCCCTGCAGGAGCAGAAAGAACATCTTATGAAAAAGGTAGATGAAGCCTTTAGCTATACGGATTCCCGGATCGATCGTGCAATTCAACCTCTCACTCGAAAAGAAAGAGAAAAAGAAATTAATGTAGAAAAATAAAGGTCCTCTAGAGGAACCCAGTGAGACCCGGAGGGGAGCCATTAAGGTTCCCCTTTTTTTTATCTTGGGCCAGGGGCCTTAATAAATAGAATAAAAATCAATTGTTATGAATAGTAACGTTAAATCTGTCACGGTATATACCACGAGCGATGGTAAAAAGTGGAGAGATGAAAAGAGTGCAGTAGGTTGGGAGAGGCAAATATCTATTGAAGATAATTCTGATCTAGTAATGGAAGCCGTAGTGGAGGCAATTAAAGAATCAGCAAGTGACCAGCTGCCAGAGTCAACCTTACAGATCCTAGCTGAATTAATCGACAAGGCCCCGGCAGATTATACCACTTCGCCTGGGGAAAAGATCGAGGATCTGATGCTGAACTATATCGACCAGATGTTGGAAATCCTGAATGCCACTATTCCTAAATCAATCGAGGCAACCAAGGACCCGAGAGCAGACGGTGCAGTGAATGAAGCCAACGGCAAATAAAAATAATTGATTATAAGATGGAAATAGTAAAATCAACCTATTACGTAACAACAGATGGAAAATCATGGGACGACTCTAAAAAGGCAGGGATATGGCAGGACGAGATCGATCTTCAAGAGGCCTATTTAAAACAGGTCGAGCCTTGGAGAGCAGTAAGAAGATTCCTACCGGTATACGGAGAGGATCTTAAATTAAATGCAACCGAGTGGAAACAAAAGAGGGGCAATATTCCTTTTAAAACTATATTTAAAGAAATATTTGTTAATAACTATTCTACTGCAAGGGATATCCTAATTGCATATTCAAAAGAGATCTAACCTAAAAATTAATCTGATACCAAAGGGACCCAAGTGGTCCCTTTTTAGGGTCCTAAAAAAAGGGATCCTACCGGACCCCTTCTACTTAATTAAGATAAAGATTATTTCTTGGCAGCAATAGACCAGATAGCACCTACTAGGGTAATCACACCACCAGAGATCTCGGCCCATACACCCTCATCAATCAAGCCTTTGGTAATTAGGATACCTCCACCAAAAGTCAAGACGTGACGTAGAATACCCATCCATTGTTCTTTAGAAAGATTTAACATATCAATTGGATTTTTTATTATTTATACCCCCGGATTCTTCCTAGGTTTTGGCCCTGCCTGAAAAATTTTTGGGGTGCACTCCTGTACTATCTGAAACGACCCCTATAGAGACGACTCTCGTTTGTTGGAGGTGTCTGCTGCTCTATCGGAGATTCAGTACCTGGTAATCCTCCTAGGATCTGGGTTCCTTCTAGATTAATTTTAACCGTGAGCTTGCCACCTTCTACGTTACCAACTAGCTGAAATACTATTTGCTTGGCGTATTGAGTTACAGCTTTTCCTGGACCAGTTATGACTCTAGGAATATTGACCATTAAATTGCTACTATTAAAAGTTATAGTACTGCAGTTGAGAGCAGAATCCCATTTTAAATTTGCAGCATCAATATCAGTAGGGTTCTTGATTAATGACCAGTCTTTCACTGCAATTGTAGTTGCAGCCATGGATCCGCTAACCACCCGAAATCCTCCTGAAATTTTAAGCTGAAGAGTCTCAGCTTCGCCAAAACTAGTTGATTCAAGCCAGGCTGTCATTGACTTGGAATCAGCTTGATTAGCTTTTACTAGATCCTGACCCTGCTTGTCCATAAGACTGATTTCAAGATCTTCGGGTTTTACATTAATCACAGACTCGGTCGCTTCATTTACGAACTGTCTGAAATTTTTAATAAATCTTGCCATATCGCTTTTTTCTTTTATTTATCCCATCCAGTGGTAAATTAAAAAGAAAAAATGATTAAGTTACAAGATTTCCTAGGGGATCCGGAGCTGGAGAGGAAGTACGGTCCAGAACTAGTTAAGAGAATGCAGGATCCTGCCCAGGCAGAATGGTTAATCCGGGAATACTTAATGCAGGCAGGGGACTGGATCCAGATAGAAGAGAACCCAGTACCGCATGGGATCCAGATCTCCTATACAGTAACTGAACCTAGCGGTAAATGGTACCGACTTCATTTCTTAAAGAGGAGTCAGGCAGGGGACCCTAGGCCGGAAGAACTGGAATGGTTAAAGAGGGAAAGAGGAAGAATAGGTATCCAGTGATAGCCCGGGAGTAGATCCGTACCCGGGAAAATTTTTTTCTACCCGAGAAATCACTAGGGCCAGGATTGGGTCCAGGTAAGGATCCGTACCCGGGAAAATTTTTTGGCCCGTGGGATTTTCATCAGTTTCCCCCGGGCCCTTTAGTTCACAAAAATCAACCTATCTGTCCTAATAGTCATCCTGGTACATATATAGTATAGGCCCCGGAGGGCTGTCCTGGTAGGCCCCGGGGTGACTTTTTTCACCCCTAGGCCCGGTGGGGCTCCATACCGGCACATATAGGTAAAAATAGGTAATAAATCTAGTAGGTGGAGCCCCACCCGATACCGCTCCAGCACTTATGGTCGACTTCTCACTTCAGACAGTGAGGGCTCAATGGCTCCGATACTACTAGCAAACAGTGGCTTTACTTCGCAAGGGAGCTTGAAGTCTTAAACCGCTCCTGGAACTTTAAGCCCAGTTTGCCACCTTTGCACGTGGTGGGAAATCTCGCTCCGCATAGGATTAAAGATTTCTAAATCTGTAAACCTTAGCAAGAAGTGGAAGTTATGGCTCCGCCTGGAGTGTTGACCTGCATACGCTGATATTTAGGATTTCAATTGGATCCTCGTGGATCTTCTCGCTCCTGCTTTTGCATTCACTTGCTAAGACGGGTAGACGGGAAATCTCGCTCCCGGGACTTCAGTTACCGGTTATGCGGATAGCCGGAGCGGTTCTACTTGAAAGCTATGCAAAAGCAGGCGGCTCAGTGGGAAAACTATAGGTTCTCTATGGACTACTAGAGGACTACTTTTTTCGCTCCGCCTGGAGTGTTGACCTGTACAACTGCTGCCTCTTCAAACTTTAATACTATTGCAGACTACTGTTCCCGCTCCCGTGGTCTTTTAGAACTTTAAGTCCCGGAGCGGATTTAGTAGAGGACTTAAGTAAAGTCATCGGTACTCTTGAGATTTACTGAGGATATAGAGTCCGGAGCGGGAAAGCCCTCTGGAATTCGGCTCTTAAATATATTCCATCTAATTAGTAAATCTAATCTTAATAATTATTATATTTACTATATAACAATAACTTAAAACTTAAAGAGATGAGAACGGTATTAATTGGTATGGCAGGTATAATAATTACTACTTTTGGAATGTGTTCGCAAATACATGTAATAACAGTAATTGGTTTATTATATATTGGAGCCGCCACCTACTGGATAGCTAAAAATACAATTAAATGAAAAAGTCTAAATTATTAATTATTATTGCTGGATGGGAGGCCCTAGTTGGGGGCTTCCTAATTAATAAATCTTTTATCCTAGCTGGGATACTGGTTTTAGGTATTGCCCTTCAACGGGTCCTAAATGCTGTTGAGCCAGAATACAGTTGGGCAAGCGCAGCTAGCGGACTTGGGATCCGATTTGGAATACTGGTTTGGTTACCATGGAGCGGGTTGGAATCCTACCTTATGCTGCTTGTACTATTGGAGTCCGCCATTTGGATTCCTCCTCTTTGGAAACTATTAAAATAAGAACCAGTATAAGAAGGTATGGCACTAGATGATAACGCAAAACGAGAATTTATTGAAGGTATGGTGGAAGATTTTAAACTTCAATTGGAAGGTAATAAGATCGATCCTAAAGTATTAGCAGGTCAGGTCAAGTGGGCCTCCGGTCTCTGTAATCGCATTATAACATTGATTCAAAATGGAGAAGTTACCTTTAACCTTGACGGAACGGGCACACAAACCAAGAAGGTCAAATAAGTTTCCCCCCAACTGTTTGACCGAAAAAAAGCCAGCGAAAGCTGGCTTTTCTATTTTATAGATTTTAAGATTTACATCCCCTTAGATCTCCCGCTCGGGTCGATAAATTTTCGGCCAATTCCAGTAAATCTATTATCTTTTTTAGCTTCAACTTCAAACGGTCTTGGCTCGTCAGACGTTACATATGTATCGTAGAACGATTCTACATCTTCACCTGTCTGATCATGATACCAATCTAACATACTCATGATATCATTTGCTTGTCCTCTAAATGTAACCTCAGGATTACCTCCACCTGGACCATATGGAACAAGACCAATAATTTGCAAATCAAATTGTTCGCAAATTTCATGTAACATTTGTAGAAAATCATTAGCTGATTCAGAAGGATCATATCCCAAATCGATGCTAACTTGCTTTAATCCACCTCTGGATCTTTCCGCTCCGGCAGGATCTACCATTGAGCGCATATCCTCACCGCCTTCAAATTCTTCGCTTTCACGAATGAACGTAGAAAATTTCTTTACTCTCATTTCTTTTTTAATTTTTATTTTATTTATTTTTCCATGTCCCAAATTTTGCTTATATTTATAGATTGCAGTGACCTGAAAAATGGACACCCAACTGGAATCTAAAATAACACTCATAACCGCTCCGCTAAAATTCAGAAAAAAGTTTCCAAATAATTTTTTAGATTCCCAAATTCTTCTTATATTTACTATATAACTTAAAAACAAAAAGAAATGAATTTTGGAGAAAAGATTTTTTTAGGGGTTTTACAAACAATTTCATGGTGTTTAGGAGCCACAGTAATGATTGCGTTAAGTTACGCATTTTATCAAATTGCAACGGGTAATATACACGGAACGGCATCATTTGAATTTTAGGTTTTAGTTTATATTTTATTTAAAATTTAGAAAGGGGCTCAAAAGGCCCCTTATTTTTTTAATCCTATTTTTAATAATAGTTTAGGATATCTAGTTAGGACTCCCACTCCCGGAGCGAGACTGTATCCAAAGGATTCACATAGTGAGAGGCCCGGCTCCGATAATTATTATTTACGAAAGGTACCCAATTGAAAAAAAAGTATTATATTTATATAAGAATTTAAAACATATAAAGATGAAGAAAAGAATTTTAGATGGATTAGATGCGGGATTATTTATCGGAATGATAGTGTTCGTATTTTCCGGTATCATAATGTATTTTGGTAATCCGATTGGAGATTACTTATTACCTAGAACCGCGATTGTAGTTGTGTTGATAAGTATTATCCGGGAAGGGTTAACCCTAAAGTCCAGCCGAACTTAGCGGAACTTAACAGATTTTAACAATCAGAGCCAGATCTTAGTCTGGCTTTTTAGGTATATTAAAATAAATCAAAATAAAATGAACATGAAAAAAGCGTATTTATTAATGGTTCTTTTAGCATTTGCTGGAATGACCTCATGCGGAGAAGCAAAATCTGATTCTGACACAACTGGCGAAGCTACTATTGAAGCAACTGGGGAGTGTACCTCAGCTGCGGACTCTCTAGAAGTGGCTCCAACTGAAGAAGCTACCGCAGAATAAGATTTTTCTGCCTCCCAAAAGGGCCCTCAATAGAGGGCTTTTTTTTGGTCTGGGCCCGGGGCGATGGAGGTCCGTAAGAAACCGCTCCGTAGTAGGCCCGGAGCGAGGCAAGCCTCTAGCAAGTGGTTCCAGGCCTTGCTATATTATTATCTAAAAGTTAGTATTATATCTAAAAACAAACCTATGAGCAAATTAACCCGCCCCTTGCTATTGGAATTATATACAGATTGGACTAAACGTTGGGGCTTGAGCCGCAATAGCGAAGAGATACGGTTCGGACAGTGGGTTTGGATCCATTGGAATACTCAGTTAAGGGAACTAAAGGAGCGGTTCAAAGATTCCTCAAGCTTGCTAGATGGATTTTATGCTGAATCCCCAAAGACCGCATATGACCAGATTTACCGATTATTGGAATACTGAGCGATGGGATCTTGATCTTCCGGCTCTTAAAGAATGTTGAAAAAAAGTGATAAAAAGTTTTTCGGATTCCAAAATTCTTATTATATTTATATAAGAATTTAAAACAACAGAAATGAAAAAGAAACTTGTAAATGGAATTGACCTTAAGACCTTAATAAATCATCATAGACCGTTGCACGATATGCGAGATGATGTTTTATTACCAATGATGTGGACCTCAGTACGAATGATGGAGGACCCTACAGTTCCAACTGCATTTAAACATCACGCCGTGGAAATGTATCAGGACGCGGAGCGAGAATTAGCGATACGTAACTAAATAAATTTAAATATGAATAATAATGAATTAATTCCTGATGAAGGAAGAGTTTGGAAAACCACTAGTGTAGCTATACAGAGCCGATGGTGGACCAAGGAATCAAGCGCATGGGATCGTGGAGGTAGCTTTAATATGGCATTATATCTCAGATTCTGTGAAGCACAAATGAGTAAGGACCATGAAGAGCAAGTTGAGAAAACAAATCGAAAGTGACATGAGGGAAGACCGTAAAGCGGCTGGCTATTTTGACGGCCGCTTTCGGACCCAAGTGCAACCTAATAAGCGCAAAAAGGAGGAACTGAAGCGGACTCGCGGAGCGAAAAAAGACTGGGAAAACGAAACTTAGGGCAGGTCTTGAAGTATATTAGAAATAAATAATAAAGAAAAAACACTACTAAAATGGAGACACTAGAACCTATATTTAATCCGGGATTAATTGACTTTATTAACTCCGTAGATGGTGACCTGGGACGGGACCCAGATAGCTTAGAGCTTTTTCAATGGATTGTTGAAGACCACTATGATGCGATCATGGAGGATATGTTAGATTATTTTCAGGACCGACCTGACATGCAAGCTATGCAAGCAGAGACCGCTCTTCTAGAATTAGGAGCGATGTTGAAATACTTTGAAGAGAAGGAGGAATATGAGAAATGTTCTAAATTGGTAAGTGTCCAAAAGGAAATGAAGACCAGTTTTATAAAGGCTGGCCTTGTAAACCCATGATTCTCAAGATTTATAGGATATAAAAGACCCGGTTTGCCGGGTTTTTTTATGACCTTTTGCCCGCCATCTTTGACAAGAAGAAGCCGCTTCTCGCTCGGGATCCTATTTGATCTGGACATCTCTTGGATTCAGTTAATCCGATCTCGCTCCCGAGCCAAGTGAGATCCAGAATCCAGAAGGCTGAGCAAATCCAGCTTCGCTCCGATAATAATTATCCCAAACATAGTATCTAATTGAAGAAAAAGTATTATATTTATATAAGAACTTAAAACAATAAAGATGAAAAACAAAAAAGAATGGGATGGCTTTTGCCATCGATGCTCACAGGCCTCAATAGGCTACACTATGAGCTGGTTTAATCAGGAATTGATATGTCCGGATTGCGATAAGAAGGAACATCAACATCCCAAGATTGAAGAAGCTAAAGGAGCGGATTGGGAAGCTTGCAAGCAAGGTAACTTTAACTTTTCAGGAATCGGTAAACCTCACGACCTATGATACGCCCAAGATCAGAAATGTCCCCGCAAATCGAGATTGATTTGAACGGACCTCAAGGAAATGCATTTTGCCTATTAGGTATGGTGCCTAACTTGTGTAGAAATTATGGAGTAGAAGTAGAAGGCCTGGACGGGATGCGGGATCTAGGATTCGTTACCGCAAAAAACAGTGCAGAATACATACAGGACCAGATGAAAAGCGGAGATTATGAGAATCTCTTATCTGTATTCGATTCCTACTTCGGGGAATGGGTAATCCTATATAGATAGGATATTAACTCCGTAGTTGATTGATTTGGAGGGGAACTTGTTTCCCCTTTTTCTTTTTCCCAAGCTTGGAGCCGCTTGCTAGAGGCTTGCCTCGCTCCGCAAAAATGTTTAAAATAAATTTTCAAAATTGTATTTTATATTTAAAAAATGATTATATTTATATTATAACTTAAAAACAAATAATATGAAAAGAGAAATTGAATTAGTATTTAGCTATGATGCTATGGAAGAAACTTCTAATTTTTTTGAATTTCTTCAAGAAGTTATTGAAGAATTCAGAGTGGAAATAATTGGATTTTGGCCAATGAGCGCATCTGGATGTTGGCCCGAAATAACATTTAGAGGTGAAGATGATGATCTCTATAGATTATGCTTAAAATATCATGGTGATGATGAAGAAGTAGCTAGAGATTATTATGATGAATATTCAATAGAGAGTTCATCAAATGAAATTAATATTCTTAAAGATGATCGATGGCCATCAAAGAATAAATGGATTGATAAAGATGGCAACTTCATTTAAAAATTAAAATTTAAAATTAAAGAAATGAGCAATGAAAGTTGCTCATTTTTTTTTGATGTTTTGCTAGAGCCGCTTGCTAGGGGATCTCCTCGCTCCGAGATTAATTTATCCGCATTGGTAACGGATTCCCAAAAAAGTATTATATTTATATATAACTTAAAACAAAAGATCATGTACAGTTTAGATTGTAATTATTACGAGAAGCAATTTTCCTCCATTGACCAACTCATTGATGATGTGATTCAGAGCGGGATGGATCCGAACTATGAGATTACCTACAATGGCAAAGGCATTGGGGACCGGGCCATTGACCTAATCCAATTTTAGAAATTAAAAATTTAAGTGAGGAAACCGGCTAACTGCCGGTTTTTTAGGGTCCGAACTTTCGCAAACCTTGACCTTGGCAGAGAGTGGGCTCTCCCGCTCGGGAGCGAGTTAAGATCCAGAAATCAGTTGGATTCGGGATCGGCATTCGCTCCGAAAAATGTTTGCAATTTTTTTACCCAAAATGATACCAATTGGGAAATATGTATTATATTTATATAAGAATTTAAACCAATTAAAAAACAAAGATTATGAAAAATGTAGTTTTAAGCAGAACGATTACGAACAAAGATTCTAATTGTGTAGACCGTTACTTCCAGGACATCCAGGAATACGTTCCCCTAAGCGCTGATGAGGAAATCATCATAGCACGTAAAGTTAAAGAGGGTGACCCGAGCGCACTGGAGCGATTAGTGAAGCACAATACTAGATTCGTTATTTCGGTAGCAAAGAAGTATCAGGGACGGGGCACACCCTTAAGTGACCTCATCAGCGAAGGTAATGTGGGTCTAATTGAAGCAGCAAAAAGATTTGACCCAGAACGAGGACATCGCTTTATCACTTATGCAGTATGGTGGATTAAACAATCTATCTTAGCATCTATCGATAATGGTATTAAAAACTCTCACACTTCAATTGATGCTACAATTGGTGGCGGAGAGGATGAAGACTGGACAATTGCAAATCAATTGCGTTCAGATTCTCCCAGCACTGACCACATCGTTGAGCAAGATTCAATTAAAACTCAAGCCAATCGAATGCTATCACAATTAGCAGAACGTGAAAGAGAGATTATCAAATCACTATTTGGAATTGAGTGTAGAGCAATTGGAATTGATGAAGCTGGTAAGAAGTTTGGATTAACTCAACAGCGAATTGGACAAATCAGAGATAATGCTTTAAAGACCTTACAATCTAAGGTTAAGTAGAACCAAGCAACTCCGTAGTAAGGCCCTCCTTGTGGGGGCCTTTTTTATTTGCCAGGTCTGGAGCGGTCCTCACCCGGACCTCATGCAGGTCATGGGGTAGGAGATCCGCTCCGTAGTGGCCGTGCCCGCCGAGGAGCGGCGTCGTCTTGGATGCTCTCGAAGCGGGGTCGCCCTGGAAAATGGGCAAAAAAATAATTCTAAGATTTTTATATTTAATAAATTATTATTACTATAGAGCTCGAGAAATTCGGGCTCTTTTTTGCGCCCAAGCTTGGAGATGTACCTTCGTGAATCTTCCCGCTCTGGAAAAGGAGCGAGAAAAGATCCCTTGGATTTTCAGGTATCTAGAATTATATGTATATTTACTTATACTTAATAACTTAAACAACATGGAAACAACAGTGTTTATTAAAATCTCAGGTCGCAAGGAGCCAGGGTATCCGACAACATCGCATCAGGTAACATTCGATGGGGACCTTACCGTATTTGAAAACCTAGTAGATGGGATTATAGATCAATTAGGTTATCGTAAAGCAGATGTATACATCGATAATCCTGAGGAATTTAACGAGGACGAGCAGGAGACCCTAGAAACTATGGGATTCATATTATGAATTGGCTACCGGTATCTGATCGACATCAACAGGGACAAACCTCAATTGGAAATGTCTGGATACGATTTACCCGGTCAGGAGCGATAGATGCATGGTACACCTGCTTTGGAGAGACACGGAAATGGTGCGCACAGGAAGGGGATACTGTGGAATTAGTAAGAGAGTTAATAGAAGAAGAATATCAACGGGTTCTGTTCTCCCGTCAGTTAGCTGAGAAAAACAGATAATCTTTGTTTTAAGTTCTGATCAAGCCGATTACTCCGTAGTCGGCTTTTTCTTTGCCCAGTTCCCGGAGCCACTTAACAGGAGCTCGCTTCGCTCCGAGAAAAGCTCAATAATAAATCAGCAGGATTTTTAGTTGTGGTAAATTTTGATTATATTTACCTATAACTTAAAAGTAGAAATCATGAATGTATTTGAATTTGTATTAAGCGGCAATGAAATGACAATTGCAGTAGTAGTAGGAGCAGCCAGCCGAGAGCGAGCCCTTGTTCTTCTAAAGGAGAACTATGAAAACTTTGAAGAAGAATATGATTACGATAATGAAGATGCGATAACATCATATCGAGATTCAATTATCAGTAACACTACATGTACTGCTGAATTTGTACGTGAAATCTTTTCAACCGAAGAACTATGAGAGCCTATCATGCAACCCAGGCTAGTAATATACCTAGCATCCTAGAGGAAGGATTAAAATCTATGTGGGAAGGAGTATATCTAACTGATTCAGAAGAGAGCGCATGCCGATGGATGGGATTCAGATTGGCTGCAGTAGGGGAACCAGTAATGGCCGTGATAGAGGTCGAGGTTAATGAATACGATACAGTTGAAGGTATGGACCATTCCCCTCTAATGGAACAGATATTCGGAGTGGGAAAGAGTATCCTACATCCAAAGAGTATAAAACCTGAAAAAATTATAAACGTTAATTACTATCGATTAAATCAAAAGTAAAGGTAATCTAATCTTCTCTAGAAGCCGGCCCAATAAAGGTCGGCTTTTTTAGGGTCCCAACTAAGAGGACCTCCGCTTCGGCAGGGAGCGGGCATTCCCGCTCCCGAGCGGATCTGGATACTTGACCACCGGGATTCCGGTATCCAAGCTCGCTCCGAAAAGATTGATAAATTTTTTCAAAATAATTTTCAAGATTGAGGTATTCTTTGTATATTTACTATATAACTTAAAACAAAAGAGAAATGGTATTACAACCAATTAACCCGTCAGAATTGAGAGCGCGATTAAATCGTGGAACTGTTCAGTTTGCGTACAAGAAATTAGATGGCACTCTACGCACTGCCATTGGAACCACTTCACTGGAGAATGTGCCAGTTGACCATCAACCTAAAGGTGGAGAGAGTAGCCCTAAAGTTGTGGTTTACTTTGACCTTCAAAAAGGTGAATGGAGAAGTGTAAGTATTAATCGTGAAATCTTTATTGCAGAATAAGATGGGAACGAAAGAATTAAACATGGTGGAAGGGCCGGATGGCCTAACCACCGTATCCGGAAAATGCGTATTTACAGGGGAAGAGTATTCCTGTCAAGTACCAACAGATGGAATTAAGATGTGGCTCAACGGGGAGCGGATTCAGCGTGCTCTACCGGGCGTGAGCCTAGACGATAGGGAATTCCTAATAAGTGGAATTAGTCCTAACGGCTGGAAAAAGACCTTTGGTTAGGTTGTTTTAAGTTAGATAAGATAAGGGTCGACTCCGTAGTCGGCCCTTTCTTTTTTCCCTAGCCCGGAGCGGATTACCAAGGGCCGGCCTCGCTCTGAGAAATGTGCAAAAATATATCTCATAGGATTTTCAAGTTAATGATAGAATGCCTATATTTACTTATAACTTAAAACTTAAAACAAAATGAAAAAAGAAAAATTAATTGAGAAACTAAATGAGTTTGAAAACGGATTCGAGCGGGATCCAGAAGTAATTGAACTTGTTTATAAGATAAAAGAGAAGTTTGATTCTCATTTTAATAAAACATTCTCGAGCAAAGAGATTGAATCTGATGAGTTTGATGAGATGAGCGAAGAGTATTATTATGCCCTGAAAGAGAATGATCCTGATGATGCATCGATTTTTCAGGTAATGTGGTTTGAAAATTGGTTAAAATAATAACTATGGAAGCAAACTCAAAACAAGAATGGTGGGATCTAGTAAGAGCGGATCTCGCTAAGTGGAATAGAGAGAACCACCCAGAAGATCGCATGGGTATTCAAGACTGGATCGGCGAAGTTGGACCTAAGATTCATGGATGGATCGCGTTCAGAGACGAGTATGGAGATTGGGATGCCTCATTGAGCGGATTCCCAGACGATGAAGATTATTAAAGATTGTGGCACGTGTCTCTTGTAAAACTTTCAAAAAAGTTTCCAAAAAATTTTCAAGTATCAAAAATTCTTTGTATATTTACTTATAACTTAAAAACAAAAAAGAAATGAAAGCAGGTAAGTATTATGTTGGTGACCTATGTTATGTACTAGGTGATCGTTGGGACGAAGTTTGTGATCTTATTATTAAGGATCATGTATGCTTAGATGGTGTGTTTGAATTAAAGGACGGAACCCAGTTTGCAATATATGGAACAGCTTATGGAGATGGATTCTATAGTGACCAATATGCAAATGGATATCCAGTGGATTCAGGTTCAATCGGCTGTGTGTTAGTGGACTCCATAACTTCAGGTGAATTAGATGAATCCTTAGGAAATGTTATAGATTTCGATGATGATTTTACTACAAGTTCAGATAGTGGAATAATCTATATCGGAGAAATTGAAATAGATACTGAAGGGAGCGAAGGAATAGATGATGAATCAATCAATGATATTTGGTAAGAAGTTGTTTTAAGTTAGGTAAAGAAAGGTCAACTCCGTAGTTGGCCTTTTCTTTTGCGGTATCCCCGGAGCGGGTAGCATCCCTCCCGCCTCGCTCCGAGAAACGTACAAAAATATATTATCTAAAATTTTCAGGATTAAGGAATTCTTCTTATATTTACTTATAACTTAAAAACAAAAAGAAATGAAAAATGTAACAGTATTAGCAATTGGAGTAGTTCAACCTGAAAACGGAAAAACTTGTTATGATTGGAATATGTATGATTCTGTGCCAGGAGTGATCTCCTTGACCTCAAGTGGATTCTTAATGTATCATGCTAATGAAGATGATTTTACACCGGGCGATCAATTACAATTAATCGCTAATGATTCAAATAGAAAATTAAAAACGGCAACAATCGTTGAATCATGTAGCGCAAACCGAGAGGATGTCCTAGCAATGTTATTACGTAATCAATATGATTATTATCCAGCTAGAGCATTTAAGAAAAAGAGATTCTCTCGTAAATTGAGTACATCATATTCAGTAAAAGGAATTTATATTAGTTAGTTGTTTGTTTTGTTTAAGTTCTGATTAAGCCGGCACCAGCCGGCTTTTTCTTTTTAGGTGGCCATGCCCGCCCGGAGCCAGCTCTCCTCGGGCGCTCTCGAGGCGGGGCCGCTCCGGAAAATGTACAAAAATATATTCTCTAAAATTTTCAAGATTAAAGTATTTTGCCTATATTTACTTATAACTTAAAACAAAACAATATGATTGATGTAATTTATGTGGCAGTTCTAGACTTTAATCTATGCAGCGTTAGCCTTTATGAGATTGAAAAGCAAGAAGCATTGGATATTGCAGATGACCTAGATATTGAGTTTGAGATTGACACCTTAGATGAGATAGTATGTGAATATATGCATTCAAACCGCGGTCACCGAGCAAGCGAATGTCAGTATATGTTTTCAACTGAACCAATTCCTCTCCATATCCCATATCAAATAGAATTAACTGAAGAATAAGTTTATTGATTATTACCGCAGGGGCCAGGAGACTGGCCTTTTTTAGGCATTCCTCTCGGAGCGGGTAGCCAGAAGAGAAACCCGCTCCGAATAATTGACAAAAAAATTTAAAATAAATTTTCAGGATTAAAGTATTTTGCCTATATTTACTATATAACTTAAAACAAAACAAGATGAATATTGATGTTAACTTAATCTTACCTGAAGGTAAGGATTATCAGAGAGCCAAGGAGATGGACTTCTATAAACATGGCATGAGGAACTGGTTCTATGGGAACGGTGCGCCAATTCAAAGCCTAGCAGAGAAGCAAGCTAAACTTATTAAAGACCCTGTTAAATTAGTGCGCAGAGCCAAGGCAGTTGCAGCAGTGTGGGGCACTAGAGATTATCATGGGTATGCAAGTGGAGTACCGAAGGAGGAAAACGTTTGGAATCCCTTTGAGAATGCCCTACGTGCAATGGGATTTACTCATGAACAGATCAATTCAATTAGCTCGCATAGAGAATCAGATGAAGTATTAAGAAGAGCTTAAGACATGGAACTTATTCTAAAAATCAAGGACAATCTGCATATCATAGGGAATCGGATCTATAGCTACGAAACTGAGGTTGCCTCTATTGGCAAACACATTATCACTGCATACTCCACATACAGCAGAACTACAGGTAAACATGTAAACTTTATTTCACACCTATTAAACCTGCCAATCGTACACTCTACTCGTAAAAAGGCCGCCTATTCTAAATTGCAATATGGAGCCAGATGTAAGTATGATGGCAGCTTATCAAGCAAGGCTAGCATCTCCGTAGTCAATGAACTCAAGTCTGGAGCGAATCTCATGACTGCTTGTGCAAGATGCTGGAACAGTATGGGTAATCGAGACAGGTCAACAGTAAGAGATTATTATGGATACACTGGCAAGGGAGCGGAGTTCGACGACCTGATTGTAATAGCCGGGCTCGGGATTATCATTACAGATGAAGCAATTGATTTATCAAAAATATCAATTTAAATTTTCAGGTCCCAAAGATTCTCTGTATATTTACTATATAACTTAAAATAAAAGTAATGAAAGCAAAGCAAATAACTCTTAGTGCATCCTATATCAAATCACTCAGTGTGGAGAATAAGATAAATTTCTTATCGAATGATATTTGCCCTGATGAAATTATTGAACTCTTATCAAATGATCGTAGCCATAGAGTAAGAGCCGCAATTGCTGCACACACTAATTGTCCAATTGAACTATTAATTAAGTACTCGAATGATGCGCACCCAGGGGTATTATGCGGTATTGCGAGTAATCCAAAAATTCCATATGATATCTTAGTTAAATTGTCAGATTCTGAGACAGATATAGTGGTAGTTGGCGTTGGTGAAAACCCTTCAATTGATTCTAAATTAAAGAATAAAATTCTAGAGCGATTGGCATTTGAATTTAATTGCTACTATAACGCGGTAGAGAGCCTAATCGCAAGTCCGGAAATAAAATCTTCTCTTATTAATAAATTATCTAAACACTCTAATTGGAATGTAAGGAGAGCGGTTGCAAGGAAGCCTTATCTCTCTAATGATGTAGTGAATCGCTTAGCCGGTGACAACGACTGTGATGTACAAGATGCGATTCTGGAAAATGAATCATTAGAGATTACATCGAAAATGTTAAACATTCTTGTTAAGACGGGAAGTTGGCAGAATCGTCAAATCATTGCATCACGTATGGATTGTCCCCTAGATGTATTAATCTATATTGCAGAAACAGACGATGATACTGATGTATTGAATTCTATGTTGAAGAATAGCAAGTGTCCGCTTGAAGTACTGGTGATTGTTGTTAACCGAGCCGATAGAGGAGAATCGTTAGGTACAGCAAGTGCAGCAGCACGAAGAAAGTTAACCCAAGCTATAAAATCAGGAGGACTTTTGGTTAAGGAACAAATTGAAGGAATGAAGACAAT